CCAGTCAGACAGTTTGCCTCCTGTGTCCTCGTTGATTCGGATGACACGCTTGATTCCATTTTTGCCAGTGATATGTCTATTGGACGTTACACAGCGCAGAGAGCTGGCATCGGCATTAACGCAGGGCGCATCAGAGGAGTTAATTCAAAAATTCGAGGAGGCGAAGTTGCGCACACAGGAATCATCCCATTCCTAAAGAAGTTTGAATCAACAGTGCGTTGTTGCACACAGAATGGTGTACGTGGCGGTAGTGCTACAACGCACTTCCCGTTTTGGCATCAAGAGATTGAGGACATACTTGTACTCAAGAACAACAAAGGCACAGAAGATAATAGAGTTCGTAAGTTGGATTATTCTATTCAACTTAACAAAACAATGTACGAAAGGTTGCTCGGGGGCGGCGACATTACATTGTTTAGCCCCCACGACGTACCAGGATTATACGAAGCATATTTTGGGGATCCTGACGTGTTTAAAGAAATGTACGAAATGTACGAGCGAAAAACTAGCATCAAAAAACAGAAAGTTGATGCAATGGAACTATTTTCAGCATTGATCAAAGAACGTGCAGAAACTGGACGCATTTATATTATGAATGTTGATCATTGTAACACGCACAGTTCATTTAAAGACACTGTTTATATGAGTAATCTATGTCAAGAAATTACACTTCCAACAAAACCACTTACTCATATAGATGATAGTGAAGGCGAAATAGCTTTGTGTATTTTAAGTGCTATTAATATTGGCACAATAAAAACATTAGATGATTTAGAAGAATTATGTGATTTAGCAGTAAGAGCTTTAGAAGAAATAATTGATTACCAACGTTATCCAATCAAGGCTGCAGAGATTAGCACAAAGGCAAGACGTTCACTTGGTGTAGGCTATATTGGACTTGCACATTACCTTGCTAAAAATCACGTGAGTTACGAAGAAGACAGAGCGTGGAAACTTGTACACGATTTGACAGAAGCATTTCAATACTATTTGTTAAAAGCCAGCAACAACTTAGCGCAGGAACGTGGTGCTTGTGACTACTTTGACCGCACTAAATACTCAGACGGCATTCTTCCTATTGACACATATAAGAAAGATGTCGATAACATTGTAGAGAATAAGTTAAATTATGATTGGGCATCTCTTAGGAAAGACATATTGGAATTCGGTCTTAGGCACAGCACATTGTCCGCACAAATGCCTTCAGAGAGCAGTTCCGTTGTGTCGAACGCAACAAATGGAATCGAGCCACCTAGAGGTTACCTGTCCGTTAAGAAGAGTAAAAAAGGGCCTCTTAAGCAGATTGTTCCACAGTACCAAACTCTAAAGAACTATTACACATTGTTATGGGAAATGAATGGTAATCAAGGATATATAAATGTTGTTGCAGTTATGCAAAAGTTCTTTGATCAAGCAATTAGTGGCAACTGGAGTTACAATCCTACACAATATCCTGACAATGAAGTTCCAATGAGTGTAATGATACAAGACCTATTACAAACATATAAACTAGGATGGAAAACTAGTTATTATCAAAACACTTATGATTATAAAACTGATCCAAGTGAATTACAGGAAGAAACACAAGTAGATCAACCTTTGGCACGTGGTGAATTTACTGGCACAGATGACGAGTATGAAGAATACTGCGAAGCCTGCGCAATATAAATACAAAACTAGTTGACATACAGCCTTAATGGCTGTATAGTTATCTATAGAGATACACAGAAAGAGGAATCTAAATGTCAAAGACAGTTTTTAATAAAGAGAAGGTAGACTTCACAAAACAGAATATGTTCTTCGGAGCAGATCAAAACACACAGCGTTATGATGTGTTTAAATTTCCAGTGTTTGATAAATTGAATCAAACAATGCTAGGATACTTTTGGCGTCCTGAAGAAGTAAGTCTACAAAAAGATAGAGCTGACTTTGCAAACTTCCGTCCAGAACAGAAGCACATCTTTACAGCAAATCTAAAGTATCAAACACTGCTCGACAGTGTACAAGGACGTGGCCCTTGTTTAGCATTTTTGCCACACGTATCACTTCCTGAACTAGAGGGCTGTATTGTTACTTGGGATTTCTTTGAAACAATCCATTCACGCAGTTATACACACATTATGAAAAATGTGTATGCTGATCCTGCAGAAGTGTTTGACACTATTCTAGATGATGAAAAAATTATTGCTAGAGCAACTAGTGTAACCAAACACTACGATGCATTCAACGAAGCAGCAGATGCATATTTCCATCGTGGCGAAGGTTCGATGTATGATGTTAAGAAGAAAATGTATCTAGCAATGATGACAGTTAATATATTAGAAGGACTACGTTTTTACGTAAGTTTTGCTTGTACGTTTGGCTTTGGCGAACTAAAATTAATGGAAGGGTCTGCAAAGATTATCTCATTAATTGCTCGTGACGAAGCACAGCATCTAGCACTAAGCACACACGTATTGAAGTTGTGGGCAAACGGCAAAGACGATCCAGAAATGGCCAAAATTGCAAAAGACTGCCAAGAGGAAGTTTACGACTTATGGCGTGAATGTGTAGCTGAAGAAAAAGATTGGGCAGAATACCTTTTCAAAGACGGATCAATGATTGGGTTAAACACAACGTTATTAAATCAATATGTCGAGTACATTGCAAACCGTAGATTAAAAGCACTAGGTATGCAAGCAATATTTGATCAACCAGTGAATACCAACCCACTTCCTTGGACACAACATTGGTTAAGTAGCTCTGGGCTACAAGTTGCTCCACAAGAGACAGAAGTTGAATCATATGTTATTGGTGGTATCAAACAAGACGTAAGCAAAGACAGCCTAAAAGGATTTTCACTATGATACAAATTTGGGGAAAACCGGCGTGTCCGAGTTGTACAAAGGCAAAGATGTTTTGTGAAAAAAGTAACTTTGAGTTTGAATATTTAGAAATGGGAAAAGACTTTGAAAGAGAAAGAGTTTTAGAAGAATTTCCAGAAGCTCGCACATTTCCACAAATAGTAATTAACGGACATAAAGTAGGCGGATATGAACAATTACTTTCATATGTCGAAAATACAAACTATACAGGAACAGGATATACACTATAATGTTATTAGAAGCACCATATAAAATGAATGATACTGTAACCATTAAAACAGCCGCAGGAGGTGATGAAATTGTCTGCCGATTTGTTGAAGAGGATAATACGACAATTACAATTACAAAGCCTATGGCATTAATGTCTACTCCTGAGGGTATTGGATTAGGTCCATATACTTTTACAGTAGATCCTAAAAGCAATATCAAAATAAATAAAAGTGCAGTGGTTTTTTGCCATAAAACAGAAGATAATATGGCAAAGCAATATGTACAAAGCACCACAGGAATTGCATTAGCTTAGGAAAATTTATGCCTTTAGTTGCAAGAAAAGATGGAGTAGATATAGTAAACACAATTCACGTGAGTGTTGGTGATGCTGATCCTGATGACGGCATTGCTTGCGATGCTGCTCCACAAAACATAGTAACAGCAGACGGTAGTAGCGATGTTTTTGTAGAAAATGTAGGGGTTGTTAGAAAAGGCGATAACGAAGTAGCACACACCATTCCTGGATGTAGCACACATCAAACAGGCCTAGCTACACACAGCGCAAATGTATTTGCTAACAATCTTAACATAGGACGTAAAGACGATACATACGGCTGTGGTGCAAAAATTACTTCAGTGACTCAATCAACAGTACACGCAAACAGTTAACACTTGACAATTCTGTAATAATTTACTATAATAATATAGAAAGAGAGATCTATGAAAAAAATAATTACAGATGTTGACGGAGTATTACTGGATTGGAATACAAAATTCAACGAGTGGATGGAAGAAGAAGGCTTTGCTATACAAAGTCCAGACAACTATGCAGTCAATCTGCGATATGATATCAATAGAGATCAAGCTGAAGGACTTATAAAAGACTTCAACGAAAGCGTTTGGATATCACATTTAGCTTATCTACGTGATGCAAAAGAAGGTGTGCAAAAACTTGTAGACAATGGCTTTGAGATTGATATTTGCACAGCAGTTGGAACAAATGAGTATGTTCAAGAAACTAGGAATCGACATCTAAGATACTTGTTTGGTAAAAAGACTTTTGACAAAATGCATTATGTTACGGCTAATGGTCCTAAAGATCACATACTTGAACAGTATGACGGAACAGGCTTGTATTGGTTAGAAGATAAACCTGAAAATGCTGTAACAGGATTGAAGTTTGGTTTGAAGCCTATTCTAATTAGCCATCCTTGGAACACTTGGTTTCATCATCCTGAAGTAGAAAGAGTAGATGACTGGAAAAAAGTGTGCGAGATAATACTGGATGAGTGACACACACGAACAACTTAAATTAGCATTTGCAACATATCTCAAAGAAATAGAAAACTTTGAAGAGAATGGTGTAAAGGTTAGTGCGGTTCGTGCAAGGCAGGCACTTAATGATCTAAAAAAACTAATTACAGATCGTAGACAAGAAATACAGCAAATGAAGAACGACATATAATGATAAAATATGAATTTGAAGACAAATACCAATTAGTTCCTACAACTATTATGGTTTGTGAAGATACAGCAAGATGTTTGATACGGTTTCCTAATTGGAAAAACAAAGACGAGATCATAAAATACATAGATAAAAATAATTATATATGTGCTGGTGTTTATAGCAGTGACGAAGAACTATTGAAAGAAATGAATTTTTATCTAGCTGGCGATATGATTACTACATTAGAAGATTATAATCTTCTGGAAAGACAGTTTACATAAATATTAAATGAAAAACTCTAATGTTCAAACTATACAAAAAAATTATATACATTTGTGGGTAATACATATACCTGCAATAATAGGAATAATATATTCTTTTTACATACTTCCACTTATAGTCTGTATTTTATTAATATTAATTGCATATTTATTAGCCCTATTTTCAACAAGTGTTGGATATCATCGATATTTTACTCATCAATCTTTTAAAACTAATAAATTTTGGCATTATACATTAGTCTTCTTATCAACATTATCCGGTGCTGGTCCTATACCTGTTTGGGTTTCTTCACATACCACTCATCATAAATTTAGTGACAAAGATGGAGATCCTCATTCTCCAAAAATTTACGGAAGAATAGGCGCATTTTTTGTAGGTTGGTTTATTTGGCCTACACCAAAAGATAAAAAATTACAAGAATTAAGTTACGGTTTATTGTACAAACGTTCTAAATTAATGAAATTTACTACTGATTACTATATCTTAATAAATGTTTGTGTGTTACTTGGTTTGTTCTTCATTTCACCAATTTTATTTTCATTGTATTGTTTTCATTGTATACTGGTATTAACTCAATCTTCAATAGTTAATACTTGGGGACATTGGTACGGTGAGGTACAAGATTGGGATAAGGCAAAATATTTACTATGCTGGTTTGACTTACTATATCACGGTAGTCATCATAAAACTCCGTATAGATACAGGTTTGGAACCGTTGACCCTAGTGCCACTGTTATCGAACTTATAAAGTCTAATTAATAACCTATGTTAGCGCCCAATGTATAACAATTTTGTAAATACAGTATGTTGAGAAACGACCTTAAAGAAGAATACAGAATATTCTATATGGTTAAAGGCCACCTCGACGCATCACCCAACACAGTCATAAGTAGTTACAATAGTTATTTTAATCGTCTATGGCGTGACGGCGCAGATGGTGCACCTCTTTATGAATATGATGAGAACTTTGAACAAGAGTGGAGAAAACGGTATGAACAAGATACAATTACTAACTGACGATGAACTTATGTTTATGGAAAAAATGTTAGGCGAAGCCCTGTCAAAAGAAATGGAACAAGATAAGACTTGGCAAAACAAGAATGGATATTCTAGACCGTTTCAAAAACAGCGCAAAATATTAAACTGTCTTAATGCAGTAAAATCTCAGCGTCAACTTCAAAAAATTAAATCTACTAAATGGTAACTTGTCTGTTGACACAAGCTTAAATCTATGTTATAAATAGACTGTAGACGTTGAAGCAACGTGAACGCATACTGGACCCGGGGGCAGTACCCGGCAGCTCCACCATAATTACTTTGTAGCGTAAAAACTACAAATTTACGGCATAGAGTAATTATGATGGGGCTGAACTAGGATCGACAGGTGTGAAAGTGAAGTGGAGTTTACCGGATGACTGCGTTATTGGTCAACATTCACAATTGCAAATGACAATCGTGCGCCAGCAATGGCAATTGCAGCCTAATTAGGTATGCGGGGTATGGGTTCCACCTAGCAACAGAACGGGCCTCATTCCAAAACAAGGGAGAATTGTATGATAGGAATTTTTAAAAACATTGATAGAAGTATGTTGCTCAAACTAGTGTTATTACACGTAGTTGTTATCACAGTAAGTAATGCACTAGTTGCTATTCCAGTAGAAATAGCTGGTATCAAATTAACTTGGGCAGCATTTACGTTCCCATTAGTTGTTTTAGCAACTGACTTAACAGTTAGAATGTTAGGTAAGAATATTGCTCGAGCAACAATTGCAGCGGCATATCCGTTGGCAATCATCGGAAGCATTGCAGTTGTAATGCTTGAAGGCGCACCACAATCAGTGGCACTGCGTATTGGTTTTGCAAGTGCAACAGCCTATGCTATTGGAACAATGTTAGACGTTTATGTCTTCCAGTATTTGCGTGAAAAGTATAAGGCTTGGTGGTTAGCACCAGCTGTATCAACAGTAGCAGCCAATATTATTGATAGTTACACTTTCTTTTGGGTGGCATTCAACAACTCAGCAGATGAGTATATGGCAGCAAACTGGATGGAGATTGCAGGATCACAAACAGTACTGAAGATTGGCGTAGGGTTGGTTATTTTCTTACCAGCATACGGATTACTACTAAAGTATATTAATGGACGACTTTCAGAAGATAGTAAATAAATTAAATAAGAAAACAAATAGCCGTCTCTATAATCTAGGGTCGGCTATTCTTTTATAAAAAGGACATTTAATGAAATATGTAATTGACATCGACGGAACTATATGCAAGGAAGTAATCATTCCAGACAGCGGCGGCAAGAAGGATTATGCAAATCATATCCCAATGCCAGAACGCATTGCACGAGTAAATGCATTGTACGATGCAGGTCATACAATTAAATATATGACAGCACGAGGCTGCGTAAGTGGTGTAGATTATTTTAACTTAACAAACAATCAATTAGTTGAATGGGGTGCTAAATTTCACGAACTCAGCGTAGGCAAAAAAGAGAACTACGATGTATGGATTGACGACAAGGCATTTTGGAGTGAAAACTTCTTCCGTGAAACAGGAGAGTCATATGAGTGATCGCAGATTTATTGCAGCAATGGATCACAGTGGTGGTTCGACAGGTGGCGTACTAGAACGCTACGGACGTGAGTACACAGAAGACAACAAAATGGAACGTGTACACGAAATGCGTATGCGTATGGTTAACTCACCTGACTTCAACGATTCAAACATCTGGGCAGCAATCCTCTACCAGGACACAGTCACACGTGGTATGGTTAACGTTTTGGATGAAAAAGGTATTGACACGTTCCTAAAGATTGACAGTGGATGTGATGCTGACGGAACACTCAAACAGTTTCCAGTAAAGCAGATGTTGGAGTTTGCTACAAACGGTATTGGTCCTAAGATTTATGGTACAAAGATGCGCAGTATTGTACACGGTGAGGGAATGGTACATCCTGTACTCAAGCAACAGTTTACACTAGCTCGTACTATTTTTGATTACGGACTTGTACCTATTATTGAACCAGAAGTACCTATCAATCATCCAATCAAAGAACAAGTTGAAGATACTCTTATGTATCAATTATATGAATTTTTGGACGAGTTTCCAGGCAAGTGCATCCTCAAACTAACACCACCCGAAGTACCCAACTTGTATCATAATCTTACAGTGTTTGATAATGTTGAAAAGGTTGTATTTCTAAGTGGTGGATATAGTACAGCAGAAGCGTGTCAAAGGTTATCAATAAACAAAGGTATTACAGCAAGTTTTTCAAGAGCATTATCCGAAGGCTTATATTATGATTTGACAGACGAAGCATTTAATGCTAAAATAAGTACGAATATTAAAATGATTACAGGAGCCAGCATTGCCACATAGAACAAATGCAAGACTATTTGAAGCAGGAGACTTTATATCACACGCAGGTTTGCCATTGAGTTGGAAACTAGAATGTGATGCAATACATCCAGATGAATGGCGAGCCATAGCAAGAATGGTTATGGAATACCAAGATAGACCTTTTTACAAAGCAGTAGGTATACCAAGAGGTGGATTACCATTTGCAGAAGCAATGCAAGAATATGCAAGTGGCGATCCTAATGATCAGATTATGATCTGTGATGATGTGTTTACCACAGGCACAAGTATGAAAGAGTTTATAGCGCAAGAATATCCAGACTGGTCTGCTGCTCAAGGATTTCGTTGGGTAGTATTTGCTAGACAACCTTGTAAAGAGCATCCTCATCACGTTAGAGCATTATTTACAATGCCAAAGAAATCAGACAGAAAATGATGCAAGTAGAAAGTTTAAACGGTGTAGCTACACAAATTAATAATGTTGACATTACAAATTTAAGTGATAGTGATGCTGATAAAATAAAAAATATCTTACGCAAAGACTTAATAGTTGTATTAAAGCATCAAGAAAGATTACCATATTGGTTTGTTAATTTTGTGGAACGTATAGGCACAGTTGCTAACTACAGACAAATGATTTATACAAAAGAAGGGGAGTTTTATATTGGTAAGACTCCTCCTAACACTGACAAATGGGATAAAGACAAAGAACTATATCCTATACAAAGAACGACAGGTAAAAAAAATAAAAAAGGTATTACAACTGGTATATTCAGCAGTGGTATTTTAGATTGGCACGCCAACTTAAACGGATTGGATCGTGCTGATGGTGTAGCACTACAAGGTTACGAAGGTTGTGAAAATACTAGCACAAGTTATTTGAATACAAATCTAGCATACAATGATTTAGATGATGACTTTAAAAAAGAATTAGAAGGTGTGCATTGTGAATATAGCTATACACCAGAGGTTTGGGCAAAAGGACTAAACGAAACACAGTACAAAATGATGAAAAAGGACGGCGAAGATGGTCCTTATAAAATGTGGTTGCTCCAACAAAACATCGCAGGTGTCAAAGGCATTTACTTTTACACTAACAATAAATGTAAAATAATTACACAAGACGAAACACTGTTTCAACGTTTATATGATCATATGTTCCAAGACAAATACATTTATCAGCATTGGTACGAACCAGGAGATATTGTGTTAATGGATCAATTATTAACTTTACATAAGCGTGATCAAAACGATCCAGAAATACTTGCTGAACGTGTGTTACATAGAATTACATTTAGAATTAGTAATTACAATAATTTTATACAGGAAAAAAATACTATATAGTGCTACACTTTTACACACCCTAGCAGGGTTGACTTTATGGTCAAACCCTGCTATATATAGTACATACACACAGGAGACTTAAATGAATAAACCAAGTAAACCCATTGGTTGGGCAACAACTATTTCATCACTAATTACTATGCCACGCGAGATGTGGGACAGCGTTATGACAGTAGAAAAGTCACCACTACGCAACTTAGACCCTATGGTAGGTCATATGATCTTTCAATGTCTATTCTTTATTTGGAGTGGTATCTTTGCTGTAATGGTAGGAAGTTATTTGGCTTTTGGTATTAGTGCAGCCTTCCACATATTGCTCATCAGCGGTATCACAATCACAGTTGTGACATTCCGTCAAGCAGAAAACAATCCAGCGTCACTAAACAACATTATGAAGTCTGGTCGTAAGTACAACGGCCGTGCAGCGGGAGGCGAACACGAATGAGTGAACAAACACAATATTGCACAACCAAAGGATTAGGCTGGGCTTTCTTAGTTATATTCTTTGTTATTGCTGTTTTACCCGTATTAATGCTTATGATGATGGTTGGATTAGAAGATTACGGCCGTTATTGTAATTTAAATATTTTACCTTGCTTTGGACTGAACAAATGAATTATACCATTTTAAATAGACAATCTGGAGAAACATTCTCTATGAAGTTTACAAGTAAAACTCACCTAGCTGAGTGGCTTGCAGAAACAGGTTGGGACTGTTTGGGTATAACCGAACATTATCTGCCAACACGTCACGAACGTATGAAAAACAAAGAGGAGTTTGCTGGATGGGGGAGCTAGATCCGCGACCAGTTGCTCAAGCTACATCGGAGCAAACTTTTGGCGAGTTTATGAAATGGACCAAATGGACAGTGTATGGAGCACTTGCTTTTTTCCTAGCAGTAACCAGTTGTAACTTTGGTGTAGAAACAGGCGAAGCTAAAACAGGTTCGCAATATGATGGGAGTGTATATGCTCCTACTAACTTAAATGGGTGTAAAAATTTCAAATGTCCTTAAAAACTATTACAAGTAAAATACCAGAATTTTGTATGACACATTGGCTCATACGTATACCAATCATTGTTGTTTTCTTACAGCAAGGATTAGACAAATGGCCTATTGATGTTGATACAGCAGAATCCTTTGGACTAACATTGTTGGTTTGGACTTTTGTTGTACTTGGTGAAATAGGTGGAGCAATAGGTATATTAATCGGCGGATTGCTAGGTTATGTGAAAAAGACCAAAGAAATTGGTGATTTAATTACACGCTTCAGCGGTATTACCATTGCAAGTATTATGACAGGAGTTATTTGGATAGGAGAACCAGCAAGTTTTTGGGACGTTTTACTGTATGATAACTTACACGTATTGTTATGGGTAGGTGGTATGTACTTTGCCCTAAGAGGTAATAGAACTTGAGCGGACAAAGACGCTTTTTAAAAATGTGGGCAAGGACAGTAGGAATGCCAATAGGCCTTGATGACGATGACAAGCCAGAGTTCTTACCCATAACACAAACAGATGTAAGGCGTGCATTAGCATTTAGAACATTTTGGATTGTCTTACACATATTAACTTGTTGCTTTATTATAGCAGGCAATGCTAAAACATTAGGAGTTTGGTAATGATTGAAATTATAGGATATTTTTCAGATAGTACTGTTAGACGTGTATTTAATTGTGTTTTGGATGCAATTGAGTACAGAGATGAATTAGACGCACAATATGTAAAGGTTGAATGGAACAGTTTATGAAATTTTTAATTATCGTTACAATGGCATTAGCAGACCCTTTTATAATTCCAATACTAGAATTTAATTCCAAAGAAGAATGTGTGGAGTATGTTATGAATCCCGATAACAGTGATAGACTGGCAGTAGAAGTTATAGCAAAAGCAGGCTTCAATGACTCAATAACATCTGTTCTATGCTTACCAGAAAATCAAAACGTGGTAGAGGTACCCGATGAAGCCTAATATTAAATTTACTCTTTCAGTAAGAGATATTGAAATTATAGAGCAAGCACTTAGAGCCAAGGCAGGACGCAGGGGAATGGCAATTGCTAACGGCGAAACAAGTGATATGCTCAAAAAAGAAATGCACGAGATACAAGAATTACTCGGCAGACTACACGACCAAAAAATTTGGTACAAACCAAAAAATAAATTTGTACCGGGCGGATAATTATATAGAAAAGGAAAAAATATGATTAAACTATTGACTACACTAGGATTGCTTGCAGTTATGGCGACACCAGCACTAGCCGCAGACACAACAATTGAAATGTTAAACAAACGTGACGACGGAGCTAAAATGGTTTACTCCGAAGACATTGCTCGTATCGATGTAGGCGATACAATTACTTGGGTACCAACTTCAAAAGGTCACAATGTAGAATTTATTGCAGGTCCAGATGGCTGGGATGCACCTAAGAAATCAAAGAATGGTAAAGAAGTTGCTATTACATTTGATGCTCCAGGCATTTACCTATACCAATGTACCCCACACAAATCAATGGGAATGATTGCAATGGTAGTCGTTGGTGACGATACATCTAATTTAGATGCAATCACTGATATGAAAATGCGTGGCAAGTCTAAAAAGAAAATGAAAGCATTACTGGCTGATCTATAGATGTTGCATAAAAACAACATAAATTTCAGATTATAACAAAATGTTGCACTCACAGCAACGCTTGTAATAAATAACACAGCGAAAGGGCAAGCGTCGAACTTGCCCTTTGCTTTATGAACACATAACAAAAAAGAAGGAAATTATTATGCGTAACGTATTTACCACAATAGCAGCAATGTTCGTCGCGGGAGCGGCATTTGCTGAAGCGCCAGCAGTAGTATCGGGACCGACACTATCAGGCGAAGTTGAGTTAACATTCTCAGAAAATGCAACCACAGACAAATGGGGTGGTGCAATGGCACTTGATTTAGATATCAATGCTAGTGGATTGGCAACTGTTGATCTAGATTTAAGTGCAGTAGACGGCGGTTCAATTACACTAGACAATTGGACAGTTGGTACAACTGTAAATAGTGTTGGAATTGCAATTGGCGACGACAACGGTGTAATGCCAGATGCAGAAGGCAATCACACATTGACAGCGCCAGTTATGACTGAATCTGTTAAAGTTACAGCAGGTGCAGCAAGTGTAGCACTTGGTTTTACTGATTGGACAACTGATGTAACAGATATCAGTAACGTGCAAGGTGCATACACTGTAGACGCAGGTATTGCAAGTGTTACAGGCGCATTAGATTATAACCTGGACAGTGAAAACACAGTAATCGGCGGCGGTGTAAGCGACTTTGCTTTTGGCGGAGCAGTATTAGGCGGCGCTATGTCATATGATATGGATGCGAGTAAATTTGCATACGAAGGTACAGCAGGACTTGGTGGTTTAACAGCATACACAAACGGTGATCAAGATGACGCACTACAAAATATCGGTGGTGAATATACTATGTTGCTAGGTGGCGCTGAGCTCGAAGGCGGAGTGAACTATAATATCGATAAAGAAGAATTAACTCCATCAGTATCAGTTGGATTTTCATTCTAAACTATAAAATAAACAAAAATTTAAAAGAGCCTCCGGGCTCTTTTTTTGTCTATAAATAGTTGCATATTATTCTATTCTGTAGTATAATAATAAAAAATACAAAAAGGTTTATTAATGCGTAAGAACAGAATCATTCTACTCAACGATATATTTGATAATGACATCTCTGGACAAACACAAGACTCTTTGCAAGATTTAGATGAAGACACGTTTAATAATTTGCATATTGAACAACAAGAAAAATCAAACAAAAAGTATGAAGTCAAAATGATTTCATCTAATAACAAATATACTTTTTGGAGTAGGTATATGGGTCCTTATGCAGTGGCAAGTGCTGTACATCAAAATTGTCCTGACTGGGAAGTTGTAGTTATTGATTGGTTTACAAAAATTGAGCACTTTCACGATTACTTAGAAAATTTTATAAATGAAGACACAGTTTATATTGGATTAAGCACAACATTTTTGTTGAATACATTTAATCCAAGAGCACAAGATTTTAACCTATGGTTTACAAGACAACGACAAGTAGATGAATGGTTTAGTAAAATTAAGGATATAAATCCTGATATAGAATTTATACTAGGTGGCGCTATAACCGACTTATGGTATAAAATACATTTTAAAACAAGACCAGAGGCAAAATTTCCGGTAGCTTTCCAAAAACACATTAACTATGTGTTTAATGGCTATGCAGAAGATACCATAGTAGAATTTTTAAATGGAAATCTTGATCCAAAAAAGGTACACGAAAAAAATGGTATCTTTTTTATCAACGAAACAAAAATGGCATCAACTGGTGCAAAAGTATTACAAAGCAACTATCAACACTCAATGGCTATTAAGAATGGCGAATGGTTACCACTTGAGGTAAGCAAAGGTTGTAGGTTTGGTTGTAAGTTTTGTTTCTATGACATTAGAGGCACACTTATTAAGGACAAAGATTGTTTGCGTGAAGAACTTATGTACAACTATGAAAACTTTGGTGTCACAGGATATATGCTCACAGATGATACAGTTAACGACAGTCCAGCAAAAATAGATATGTTACACAGTGTCATAAAAAGTTTGCCGTTTAAAATGGAATGGATTAGTTATTGTAGGCCCGATATGTTTAGTAAGTATCCTGAAATGTGGCATAAAATGATTGATATGGGTTGCAAAGGTGTGTTCTTGGGTGTAGAAACACTTGATCATACAGCAGGTAAACTTGCAGGTAAAGGATTAGATCCAGAACGTATGAAAGAAATATTAGTTTGGATGCGTGAAGTTGCACAAGACGATGTTTTTATTCTTGCTAGTATGATTATTGGATTGCCTGGCGAAACAAAAGAAAGTTTGATAAAAACAGCAGAATGGTTCCAAGAGCAAACAGTGCTAGACAAAATACAATATGAATTATTCTTTGTAAGTGACGGTAACGATAGTAAGTCTCCTGCATTTACAGGTAAGCCTGATAACCCATACGGAATACATTTAGAATATTATCCAAACTACTATTGGAAGCATAACAGTATGGACCTACACGATGCACAAAAAATTGCAATCGAATGGGAAAAAATGTTAGTGGATCATCCTAAGACAGCATTTGAAAGACACTTTAGTTACAACACCAATTTCTGGGCGTATCCAAGGCTACGTAGTTTAGGATACAATCATTTAGAGTCAGTGAAAATATTAACAGCTAAAGTTGTACCACAGGATGTTTATCAAAAAAACAGACAATGGATTGATAATTATCACACTGAACTTAAATTGATAAATCACGTACAATCATTAAAACAGGAAGAAATGTTAGCGTGAAGATTGCATTAACAGGCCATACCAAAGGAATTGGCAATGCAATTAAACAACTGTTAGAGAATGAACACGAAATTGTTGGTTTTAGTAGAACAAATGGTTATAACATAAATGAACCTGATGCAATATATGAGCTTGCAAAAGATGCAGATGTTTTTATAAACAATGCACAGTTTCAAAATTATCAAACAAAATTATTTGATTTGTTTTGGGAAGATTGGAAATATAAACATAAAACTATTATCAATATGAATAGTTCTAGTAAATATCCAGAATTCCAAGCAGGGTTTGGTAACTACGTTAAAAACAAGCAAGAACTAGATGAAAATGTTAAAGCCAAAACATTACGTATGAGAGCCGGTGTTAGTACTTTTAATTGTAGAGTAACAAATTTAATTATTGGTTGGACAGACACTGATATGATAAAGTTTCTCAGGCATATTAAGAAAATGCCGCCTAGTAAAGTTGCAGAAACGGTTAAATGGGTGTTAGATCAACCCCAAGATATACAAATATTTGAATTAGCAGTGTGGCATCAGAATACTTCTCCATAAATAATACGGGCACATTATTTAGAGAGGGCAAAAAATGCAAACACAAAATGAATATGACGTAATACTACTTAAATGCGTTGACGGTGATACAGTAGACGTAGACATTGACCTAGGATTCAACGTATGGTTAAAAGATGAGCGTGTAAGAATTATGGGCATTGATACCCCAGAATCACGCACTAGTGATAAAGTAGAAAAAGTTTTTGGACTGGCTGCAAAGAAAAGATTAAAAGAATTACTTGAGAATGGTGGAAAACTTATCACAACTGAAAACAAACACGGCGAAGATATGAAGGGCAAGTTTGGCCGCATCTTGGGTGACTTTAGAGCACCAAATGGCGACTTAGTGACTGATATTATGATAGCAGAAGGACATTGCGTTGCATACTTTGGCGGTAGTAAAGAAGAAATACAAATGAAGCATATGGCCAATAGAGAGAAACTGTTGCGTGAAGGTGTGGTAAGTAAAGAAGCAGTCGAGGAAGCTGAAAAACTTATGGAAGGAAAGTAAATTAGCTAATGAACACTAATTACACAACAATTGCAGAAATTAGGAGCTGGATACATCGTGCAGTTTCAAATGTAGAAGATCAGTTGAAACGAATAGATGAAACTCATCCTAACTATCAATGGCTTATAGATAGATTAGCTTATTTAAAAGAACATAGTGAGAAATACAATTCTATGACGGGCAAACAAATGCCAAAGCCGAGAGATCGTAGCAATTTAAAACAATACAATAGACCTCGAAGTTTTTAGGTTGACAAAGTAATAGCTCCTGTATATACTAATGTAGTAATAACAATACAGGAGTTTATTATGTCGATGCACTTAGTTGGTCCTTATATGACCACCACAAAGTATAATCGTAAACAAAAGACTAGCAGGAATAAACGTCTTGCAGCGAAACAAGCAGAACACGAAAAGTGGCTTGAGTCTATGGGAGTTGGCAAAAGCACAGCCAAGCACACAAACGAGATACCTGATTACAGTACAAATGAAACAGTCAAATTAGGCAATAATATTGCAGGACACGGTCCAGCAAAAGAGTCTATGGTATATTCAGGTGAACGCCAATTACTAGGTATTGCAACAATGCACAAGAGCAATATGGTACCAGTATTTGCGGATAGAAAAGAAGATGCAAAAGACATCTCCGCAATGCGCAGAAATTAATAAAAGGTAGATATGAAAAAATTTTTAACAGCAGTTTTTTTGCTGGCTGCATCTAGTGTAGAAGCAGAAGCACAAAATAACTTATTTGACTTTGGCTCTCATCCTCAAGAACATTGTCTAGCTCTAAATGTTTATTATGAAGCAAGAGGGAGTAATCTTGCCGATAAAGCAGCAGTGGCAGATGTGGTTTTAAATCGAGTAAATGACAGCCGCTATCCAAACACAATTTGTGATGTTGTACACGATGGATATAAAAAAGGAAAAAAGAATTGCCAATTTAGCTGGTACTGTGATGGTAAGTCAGATAATCCACAGGATCAAGATCGTTGGGCTGAAGCACAAATGATTGCTTGGGGAATAATTAAGTTTGACAAATATCGTGGCATTACCGAAGGCGCAACACATTATCACGCTACATATGTGTCTCCACGTTGGGCAAAGACACTACAATTAGTAGGTAGGATAGGTGCGCATATATTCTACCGGTGGGAGTGATTAAATAATATAATGATATTTGGTTTCTTTGTAATGATAACGGCGCTTACTATTAGCGCCGTTGCTATCTACTACTCGGTAAGCGGCCTTGTGGCAATTTTTGCAGCAGCCGCCATACCTATTATAGTTATGGGCACAGCTCTTGAAGTTGGAAAACTTGTTACGGCAGTATGGCTACATTGGTATTGGGATAAAGCAAAATGGTGGCTCAAAACTTATCTCAGTATCAGTGTAATAGTTTTAATGTTTATAACAAGTATGGGTATTTTTGGTTTCTTATCAAAAGCACATATCGAACAAACTAGTGCTGCCGAAGAAGGCTTAGCACAAATAGAACGCATTGATAAAGAAGTGCTAAGAATACAAGACTTGATTAGTAGAGCAGAAACACGTATTGCTGATGCTGAAGCAAGTGTAGGCATTGGCAACAACGAAACTCAAGCACAAATAGATAAAGAACAAACTCGTATCGATACTGCCTACGAACGTATACAACCTGCTATAGATGAACAAAATGTAATCATACAAACACAACTGGATAATTTAGAAGATCGTGTGGCTGTATACGAAGAAGAAATTACAAGTTTAGATAACGAATTACAGCGTCTAAGAGATGTAGCTGATAGCTACAGAGGAGAATTAGAAACTACTACAGTTGCAAGTATAGAAGAGCAAGTGCAACCCTATAACGATCAGATTGCACAACTAGATGAAGATTTACAACGTATCAACACACAAGCAAATGAATACGAACAACGTATAAGTGAAGTAAGTATCGACAACAGTGCAATTGAAGCATTACAGCAACAGATTGCCGATATAGAAAATGCAATTGTAGTTACTACTAATAAATTGCAAAGTACAGAACGTGCCAAGATACAAGAAGGTCAGGCGGTTATAGGTGTTACCAGTGACGGGCTATTTGGCGGAAACACTAGAACTGCTCTTGCTAAATGGGTAGACGCACAGCAATCACGTATAAACACATTACAAACACAAGCAATAGAATTAAGAACACAAGCACAAGGCACCTTAGATGTTGAAAGAACACGACTAACAGATCTAGTAAAAGATTTGCGTGGACCGCAGACTGAAACTATACTACAGCGTAAGCAAAGTCTTTTAGATGCAATTGATCAAATTAGATCAAATAGTATTGATGAAGCCAAAGAAACAAAATCTAATATACAATTAAAGATTGACAATGTTTTGAATACTGATATTCCTTCTAATAGGAGTGCAAGGCAAACTGCTCAAGAGCAAATTACTGTCTTACGTAAAGCAGACGATCCACGTATCAATGCTGCCAGACAAACTATAAAAGATCTTAGAGCCGGTGCAGAGTCACAAATTGCAGCCAGCAATAATCTTATACAAAGATTGCGTGATAGCCTAACAGTAGGCAAAGACACAGACGTTGAAGTATTAGTAAATGCTCAACAGAAAAAGATTGTAGAATTTAATAATACTATTGACAGTTTAACTGAAGACAAGTATACTCTACAAGCAGAATATAGGAAACTTGAAGCAGAAGTAGGACCAATTAAATATCTTGCAGAATTCATTTACGATGAAGCTGATAAAGATGTACTAGAGGAAGCGGTAAGATGGGTAATTATAGTAATTATATTTGTATTCGATCCATTAGCGGTCCTTTTGCTTATAGCGAGCCAAGCCACATTTGAGATGCGCAGACAGGAGCGTCTTCGGCTAGGCTCGGAGGGAAATAACAATGACAATAAAAGCAATGATCATCAGTATGATGAATATGCACAATCACGAGACGATGTTGGACGACTTGAAGAAAATACCAGAGAGCCAGGAACAGGAACCAGTACCAGAGAAGACTTTGATTCAGTCTCCTATGCCAAGTTGTATAACAATGATAGAACCGGCTATGATGGAAGAAGTGTTGCCGACAGAGTTCTTGAATCCAGACAAGAACAACGACGATTAGAAGTAGAACATAAAGAACAAACCGACGAAGAGTTTAAAGAAGCTAAACGGTTATGGAAACTAAAAAATCCAGATCAAACCGCCAAAGATGTAAAAGAACAATATATATTAGGTAACATTGATAATTTGCCTTGGGATATATCTTTTATAGCAAAGGATGCCAAAGGCAAACAATACACAGGTTACGTACAAAACAATGAACAAAACCAAGAAAGCGTATGGCAGAAAATAGGTTCGAATGACAAAGATTAATGTAATTACAGCACCGGATATTTTACACAATCAAAACAAAAATATATTACTAGTAAATCCCAGTACAGATGTGCGTAATGATTTTCAAAAATATCTTGAAACTGTAAGCACATCAATTAATGTTTATTTGTATGATCCACAAACAGAAGAAGAAACAGATATTGCGTGGTTACTTGCAATAGCAAAAATATGCGAAACTGTTATTTTGGATTTAGATCAAATGCCAATTTTAGAAAAGAAATTTTCTAGTTACTTAATTAGTTTACCCAACGTTTTTTACTTGACAAAAGACGATGTTACACCTTATACTAAACTTAGCCTTAATAGAATATATGATCTAACTTGGCTAGCTGAACCCAATGAAGGACAAAATGAAAAACAATCGAAAAAAACATAACGACGACTGGAACAAACAAGGTTTACAAGTTAATGTAATAAACAACGATGTAACCAAAGCAATGCGAAAGCTCAAGAAAAAGATCTCAGAAGATGGATTAATGCAAGAGCTAAGAAAGCGTGAATATTTTGAAAGTAAAGGCACTAAAAAAAGACTTGCAAAAAAAGCTGCCATTAGACGATTCAAAAGAAATCAAATAAAATTAAAAGATCAGTTAGGTTATTAAATGCGTCTCGAAGAAGACATTAAATTAGATTACAAAGACGTTCTTATACGTCCAAAACGCAGTACATTGCATAGCCGGAAACAAGTGAAATTAAATCGTAAGTTTCAATTTCGGCATTATGATCACGACATTGCAGAACCATTGCCTGATGAATATCATTATATGGGTATTCCTATTATGGCAAGCAATATGGATGGTGTCGGAACGTTTCGTATGGCTGATAAATTAGCAGAAGGCGAAATGTTTACTTGTCTTGTAAAAACTTTCAGTGCTGAAGAGTTGATAGAATATTTTAATTCTGATATTGGGCTTGAACGTACTGAAAATGTTGCAATGAGTATTGGCACAGGCGAAAGTGATTATAACAAATTATTGAAAGTGAAAAAAGAATGTGACTACAGGCTTAAATATGTATGTATGGACATTGCCAATGGTTACAGCGATCACTTTGCACAACACGTTCGTAAAGTAAGAGACGATTTTCCAGACTTGGTAATCATTGCAGGTAATGTTGTTACACGAGAAATGACGGAGGAACTTATTCTTGCAGGAGCTGATATTGTTAAAGTGGGCATTGGTCCCGGGTCTGTTTGCACTACTAGGATACAAACTGGTGTGGGATATCCGCAACTATCTGCAGTCATCGAATGCGCTGATGCAGCACACGGACTTGGTGGTCACATTATTGCTGACGGTGGGTGTAATAGCTCTGGAGATGTCGCTAAAGCCTTTGCAGCCGGTGCAGATTTTGTTATGCTTGGTGGTATGCTTGCTGGGCACGATGAAGGCGGCGGCGAAGTAATTACTAGAAAGTATATTACAGATGAATTCCAGGATGATGGAAGGACTCGAAAGTTTAAAGAAAAACATTTTGTGCAATTCTACGGTATGAGTAGTGAAAGTGCAAATGACAAGCATTTTGGTGGACTAAAAAATTATCGTTCATCAGAAGGACGCACAGTGCTTGTGCCTTATAGAGGACCTGTAGCTAGAACAGTACAAGAGATCCTTGGAGGAGTGCGTAGTGCGTGTACCTATACAGGTGCATTAAAACTCAAGCAACTTAGTAAGTGTGCAACTTTTATTCGTTGCTCACAAACACACAATTCGGTGTATGAATCATCGACAATTGGTAAATAACTGTGAGCGCCGAAAGGGCTCAATATAATTCTTGCTTTATAAGGAGAAACAAATGACAAGATTACAAACACTAAACCTACCTGAATTTCACAGAGCAACTATTGGCTTTGATAGAATGTTTAACCAACTCAACAAAGAGTTTGCAAACAGTAAATCACAAGGTTACCCACCATACAATGTAGTAGAAATCAACGAAGACGAATATATGATCTCGTTGGCGGTTGCTGGATTTGGTATGGACAATTTAGACATTACATTGGAGAAAAATGTATTGACTGTTGAAGGTACTACTCCTAAAGGAGATGAAGAAGTTAACTACCTACACAAAGGTATTGGCGGACGCAACTTCCGTAGAGAGTTTACTCTAGCAGAGCATATTGAAGTAGAACAAGCCGGGCTTGAACTAGGTATGCTTAACATTCATTTGGTGCGCAATGTACCAGAAGCACAGAAACCAAAGAAAATTTCTATCAAAAACTTTGATGCAATTGAAGGCTAATAGTTATGGGGGAGTAACAGCCCCCCATTTTTAGGAGAAAAATATGAATAAAACTGATGTAGTAATTGACGAAAAAATTGAAATTGATATTTCAGAACCTAAGGATTGCAAAGTCATTTTCCTTAATGATGATAAAACACCAATGGATTTTGTTGTAAGTATTTTACAAGAAATATTCAAACACTCTTTTGAAACTGCTTCTGCTTTAACCATTCAAATTCACGAAGAAGGAAGCGGAGTTGCAGGTATATATAGTTACGAAATAGCAGAACAAAAAGCTACGGAAACTGTAAATTTAGCAAGGCAAAATGGGTTTCAGCTAAATGTAAAAATTGAGGAAGAATGAGCAAACTTAAAGAACTTACTTGGGAGAATCATCAAAATGCTGAAAGAACAGCATTTGCCAGGAAACTTATGAATGGTATTACTCCTGAACAATATCACACCTACTTGTACAATCAATTTATTATCTACGGTTCTCTTGAATCATTAGCTGACTTAGACGGCATTGAAGACATACGCAGAGCCAAACGCATTAGTATTGATTTAAAAGAATTAGAACACGAATATGGTTTTAAAAGAACAAAAGATAAACTAAAACCTAGTGCTGTAGATTATATTAATTACCTTCCTACACTTGATAGTGATGAACTAATGGCCCACGTTTATGTTAGACACTTTGGAGATATGTATGGAGGTCAAATGATTAAAAAACGTATTCCATTTACAAAAGGTGTTATGTATGATTTTGATAATGTCGAAGACCTTAAAATAAAAGTTCGTACTGTGTTGGATGACGAAATGGCAGAGGAAGCAAATATTTGTTTTAAATATGCAACCAAATTGTTTGAGGAATTAAATAATGAGTGAAGTTTGGGAAACCTTAATAGAAATACAAGACAGGTTAATTGATGCATTTGACGCTACGGGTACAGAAATACAAGAGCCAGGAATGGATAGATTCAATCAGCCTGGTTGGTTAAACAGAGTATGGCAAAGTGACAGCTATCGTAGAGCACACATTGATGTTGTGGATGTGCGTGAAACCAAAGGTTTGTGGATGATGCATTGTTGTGTTTTTCCAAGACTAGACAATAACGGTCCTGTTTTTGGACTAGATGTTATTGCTGGTAAAAATAAAATTACAGGGTTCTTCCACGACTACAGTAGAACTATAGATGCCGATCATCCAATGATTGAAGCATTTGGTGACGAAGTAAGCAAACTTGAATGGCGCAAAGAACGTGAACTACCTGAATGGGCTCAAGCAATCTTCTCACCGCATATGGTAGCAGCAGGCAATGTGAACAAACGTGAAGAACTTGATCAACTGTTAGAGTTGAGTTTAGACAGTGTAGATGCTTATCTTACAGACATTGGTAATCATAATCATACAGCAGATACAGACGAAGTAAAAACAGCACAGAATCGTTATGCACATTATCAAAAACAAAATCCGCACACTCCTAAAACAATGACCAGTTTAGGACTCGACGAAGAGGATGTACGAGTATTCGTACAGGAATGTTTATTCCCTGACATTGACTAAATACAATATCAGGAGTGAAAAATGCGTTATAAAGACCTTGTTGAATACACAGACTTAAGTCAAGAAAAAGATCAAATTATATCAACTATATCCGGATTGTCGGCAGATAATCAAGATGAAGCTAATTTATTAGATAGAATATGGAAAATACTTAACAGTGGTACTATTAGTAGTAACATTGACAATGCTTTTGATATTCCTCTTCAAGATGAAAATATGGGTCAAAAAGAAAAGTTACTAGTGCGCCAAGATATGACTAAAATTTTTAGTACAATCGAAAGCGATTATAAAACAATGAGCGCTCTTCTTAAAAGATTAGAAGGCGGCGGCGTAGTAGATATTACATCTCTGTCAAAGCCACTCAATACCTTTAGCGCAGTGTTTGGAGACGAAGCCGGAGGTGCAGCTTTTAGAAAATTAGCAGCATATGGTGTAGGTAAAAAACAAAAAGGTCCAGGCGAATATGGACTAGCCTGTTTATCAAACAAAATTAGACTTGCACAAGGCGAAGGCGATTTAGAAATAGATGGAATTGGGAAAGTAGAACTTAAAGCAGCTATGAGTTCTAGTGGTGGACGTATCGGTTACGGTGGCGGAAGTCAAAAAGCAAAACGTGCAGTCCTACAAAAGTATGAAGAAAAAATACCGTCAGTAATTGGAGCCATTGGACAAAAAGGCGGAAGTCTCGGACTAGGACCTTTTATGGCTGCTTTAAATCAAGACCTTCCTACAAATGTTCCAGAAAACCAAAAGGTAAGAAAAGCATTAATGCTTGATTTACTGCAAATGGATATGGAGAATTATGCTGCATCAGTTGCAGATAAAATTGCAACAACTGAAGACACAGCACAAGTTGAACTAGCTTATTTGGCTGCAAACTTTGAATGGTATAAAAATAGAGACGACTTTGATGCACTATTGCTAATGAGTATTCCTAATCAAAAAACTGCAATGCTAAAAAATGCAGCAGATTTACAAGCATTCAGAACAGGCGGACACGCAGGCGGCTTATCAATCAGTGTTATACCAACACAAGCAGGTGCTGGCCGAGAACAATGGGCTCAACTTACTTTAAACAAAGCAATGATTTAATATTCTCAACTTTTTTGTTAATAAATAGCTTTATGCAATATTATTTTAAAATTATTTTTTTCATATTAATGGTTACCCCCGGAGTAGCCAGCGGCGATTTAGTACACAATTTTAAATCTCCTACATTTACAGGACAAGGCTACAGTGCTCATATGTTGAGCCTTGAACAACTTACTTTTAATCGTAAAGAAGATATCAGAAAAGATGCGGAACGTGAAGCAGAACGCATTGAGCGTGAACTTGAAAACACGGTGCTTAATAAGTTTATCCGTAACTTAGAATCACGTATATATGCTACACTTAGTAAACAGTTAGTTGACAATATGTTTGCAGCCTGCGGAGCAGATGATCAGCCTGCGTGTTCTAATTCAGGAACCACAGAAGTTGAAGGAGCAGAAATTGCTTGGAGCAAAGATGAAGTCACAGGAAGTATAACACTTATTATCGATGGTCCAGATGGCTACACGGAAATAGTGATACCAGGAATGGGGGAATTTAACTTTTGAAATTTATAGCAATATTAGCAATGTTATTTGTTGCAGGTTGTGCAACACAAGGAGAAGTTCCAACTATGCTGCAAAATGCTGCAAAAGTGCAGGATAATCCAATGGTAGAAGAATTAAATAAACTTCAGCCATTGGATGGTCCTGTAATGACAGTAGGTGTTTATGAGTTTGCAGATAAAACAGGGCAACGTAAACCCTCTGAAAGTATTTCAAACTTGAGTAGTGCAGTTACACAAGGTGCAGAAGTTTGGGTAATAGATGCACTATTGCAAGCAGGCAACGGTACTTGGTTTGAAGTTGTAGAACGAGGTGGAATGGATCACGTGATCAAAGAACGTCAGGTTATACGCAATACAAGGGAAAACTATGGTGAAAAAGAAGTTTCTCTATCACCTATGAAATTTGCAGGTATATTACTAGAAGGCGGTATTATAGGATATGACAGTAATATTTCTACAGGCGGCAATGGTGCTATGTATATGGGAATCGGTACTGCGGTAGAATATAGAGTTGATACTGTGACAGTTGCAATGCGTCTTGTAAGCGTAAGCACAGGTCGTGTATTGGTAAGCGTAGCAGCAGAAAAATCAATTGCTAGTTACAGACAAGGTGCAAACGCATTCAAGTTTTTTGATTTAGGTACACAAGCATTAGAAATCGAAACTGGATATAGTGTAAATGAAGCATCAAATTATGCCGTGCGTCAAGCCATCGAGGCCGCAGTAATTGAAATGATTTATCAAGGTGCTGCACAAAATCTATGGAAATTTAAACAAGACAGTACTTCTTCATCTTAGCCAATAAGGTTTCTCTTTTTATTCCTAACTTATCAGCAGTGTGTGTGCGATTGTGATTGCACTCTTTTAGAGCCGCTGCAATCCTATCTATTATAAAATCGTCTACTTCTTGGTGCAAACATTTATCATCTTGTCTTTCTTCGGGCGGCCATATCTCGTCAAATACATCCCAAAAGGCCTGCTGTTCTTTATGATTTTTTTCTGCTTGTTTTAATGCCATCATAACTGTATTTAGTTTCATTATATACCCGCTTTACTGTAAAAATATTTACACTAAATAACATTGTATTTATAATAATATCAACATATTATAAATATATTTGGCTAAAAGCCGGAGGTGGAAAAATATGAGGGCAATATTATATGGGTTCATCCTATCATTGGTTCTCGTAAGTGCAGCAAATGCAAACGAGATTTACATTACACAAATAGGTGACACCCTTGATTTAGATATTACACAAGATGGGACTGACAACGAATTTGGTGATTCAACCACCGACGCAATGCTTGATGGCGATGATATGACTTTTAGTATTACTCAAACAGGTAATGCAAACATAATTGATGCAAAAATAAAAGGTAATACATATACTGGTACTTGGACTTTTACAGGCAACAACAATTTTGTTGATTTAGTCTGCGATAATACCTCAGGTGTAAACTGTGAAAACGTCACACTGAATATTGCAACTACAGGAGATACCAACAAGTATTATTTAGAAATTGGTGAAACAGCAGATGCAGACGGAGCGCAAATTGATTTTACAGTAGAGGGCGACGGAAGCATATTGATCACAGAAGTTGACGGCACAAGTGCGGTAGTCAATGTTACAATAGACAATAATTCTACACTTTCGTCAGCTACAACCTCAGACTCATCATCAACTTACACAACAGAACAAGGCGGTGTGTTAGTCGAAATAGATCAAGACGGCGATGGAGACAGCGCAGGACACAGTGTAACACTAGATATCACCGGCGGCGGCAGCAACTACAAAATTAAACAAAGTGGTGTAAAAGATAACACAGTAGATGCTACATTCTCAGGCGATGGACAAGACGTTGATATTACGCAGTCTGATTAGTGCATTATTACTAACAACCCCAGTGTATGCAAATATTGGCAAAATAGCAGAACATAAAGGTTCTAGCACAATTCAGCGTGAAGCAGAAAAATACACTGGCGAAGTAGGACTTGGTCTTGAAATGAACGATAGGATCGTTACAGGCAAAGGTTCAATGCGTATGGACTTTATAGATGACACTCGTGTTGATGTAACAGAACATTCACGTATGACCATAGACGAATTTATATATGATCCCAACACAAAAACTGGTGCGCTGAGTATGAAAGCCACACTAGGAGCAGTTAGATATGCATCAGGACAAATAGCAAAGAATAGCAGACAAAGAGTGAATATAAGAACACCAAGTGCTACAATAAACGTGCGAGGCACAGACTTTATGATGATTATTGACGAAGTAGGTGGATCAATGATAACACTGTTACCAAGTTGTGACGCTAGTGGTTCTTGTGTTATAGGAGAAATATCAGTAGAATCAGATGTTGGTCAAATTATAATGAATCAAGCTTATCAAACCACTGTGGTGCCACATAGAGGTGCAACTCCAGGCCCAAGTGTAATATTAGATTTACCTGAGAATATGCTTACAGCAATGTTGCTTGTACGTAAAGTTTCACCTTACACAGAAGAAATAACCAAAACCTATCCAAATACAAATTTATTAGACATTGACTTTTTAAATTTTGACGAGTTAGATAGAGATCCTTTAGTTGAAAATATAAAAAGTATTTGGGTTACAGATTTGGATAATATGACTTACTTGAATCCTGTGTGGATTGACGAAATGGAGAGACAGTTGGCAGAAATACTAGCACAGTGGATTGACGAACTTTCTGTACAAAACCAAGAATTATTAGATGTAAAGCTTTTAGGACTAGACCCTGAAACTAATATTTTTTACGATGAAAATTATCCTAATTTTATAGTGCGTAGGCAAGAAGGCGATCAACACATATTCCAACTTACATTGGATCAAGGTTATGGATATAATATAGATATGGAACAGGAGGGCTTCTATGCATACGGCTACCGTGTTGGCGTGGGCGGCGGGAATAGTATTAATATTTCCCAACGTGGCTTTTAGTAACGAAATCTATATAAACCAAGCAGGCGACAACCTTGAATTGGAAGTGCAACAGCGTAGCGAGGACAACTATGTTAGTTTAAACAGCAATGGTGGTTCTAACAATATTACAATTCGTCAAGGTATGCACGTAGATGGCACTATTGACATAGACGAAGAAGGTGGACACGAAGCATATTGGACTATAACTGGAGATGGAAACACAGTGGGAAGTGCGCAAACAGACACAAACAGAAGTGGTGGAGGCGCAGCACATCACCTTGCAAATATAGTAAATGGTGATAACAATGAAGTTAACCATACGCAAATGGGAAAACAAGGACACGATGGCTTTGTAGAAATACAAGGCGACGGTAATACTGTAGATTTATATCAAAGAGGCAATGGTGGGCAAAAATGGGCAGATGTTGCACTCACAGGAGACGGACACTCAGTTGATATTATGCAAAGAGGAACTCAATATGCAGAAGCAGAAGTAGACCTAACAAATTCAGGCGGTGCATACAACTTTGAACTTACTCAGAATGTTTCAACTGCATCTAGCCATTATAGCGTCACAGGATATTGTACTAACAGTAGTGGTTGTAGTTTGTCTGTTAATAGGAACAACTAATGAATAGTATAATTGAAGCATTCACATTAAGTTTAGGTTTAAGTTTACATCTTGGATTTGACGATCACTACAATAGTGTACATCCCCATATTAGGTTTGAACACGAAAATTTTATCACAGGCGCATATTATAACAGTTTAGAAAATTTAAGTGTATATGCAGGACACAGACAAGAAATAAACAACTTTGGTTTTGAAGCTGCACTTGTAACAGGCTACAACAATGGATCACTTACTCCGTATGTCAGAGGCACATATGACGTAGGTAAAATGAGAATGTTCTTAGCACCAGGCATAGAAAGTAAAGATATCGGCGTAGTTTTTGGATTGGAGATTATGCTTAAATAACAATCAAAGAATATGGACCGCGGCGTGAGGGCGCAACCGGCATCATAACAAGAGGGTAAAAAATGAAAAGAATAATGATTGCCAGTGTAATGGCAGCACTACTTGGTACAACAGCATTAGCAGATACAAGTAGCATTAGTACAACAGCAACAGGTATGGGTGTACTAGAAAACAGTTATGTAAAAGCCGGAGTGAATGGCACAGCAGGTACTTTTGGATCAGGCGGAAGCACTCGTCCAGGACTACAGTTTGACAGCACAGGTTCAGGCACATTTCCAGCAGATAGCGCACAAGGCGACTACCTAACACCAGGTTCACCGTTTGATGGCTTTGCTATTAAGATAGATGGTACTAACAGCAAAAATAATAACCAGGGCGGAAGTACTTGGGTAGATGCAGATGGTTTAACAAACGGTGATAATTCACTTACTTGGACTGGTACAAATTCTGCTCACAGTGGATGGGAAATAGAAAACACATATACATTAGGTGATACATCAGAACACATTGAGATTGGCACACAGATTACAGCAGGTAGTGATGCTACTGCACTTAGCTTTGGACGCTTTATTGATCCAGATGCTATGCCAGAAGCAGGCGATACTAGTGCTACAGACAACGTGCTAGGTTATGGTGTTATTCCAGATAGTAACGTAGCATTTGCAGAAGCAACAGTATCACGCTATGCCCTAGGACTGTACTCTACAGACTCTAACGTTGATGCAGGTATTACAGGCTGGTCAACAGAGGCAGATGCTTATACAGAAAATGCTTTTGACTCAGAGTCAAACACAAACACAGGCGACAACACTATTGGACTAAGTTGGAACTGGGCCGATGTAAGCACAGGCGATATACTTACAGCAAGTTACGCATACATATTTGGACCAAGTGCGTTTGATGCTGCCGATGCTGCTATTACAGCAGGCGCAGGTGGCGGTGGTGACATCAGTAGTTGGGGTACATTAGAAGATGTTGGTAGTGCTACAGACGCAGCAGCCGGAGCAGCAGAACCAGTGATTACAACTGAAACTGTTGTAGACACTAGTATGCCAGTGCTAACACAGTCACAAACTACACACAATAGCACAACAGCAGCAGGCGTGCAAACTATAGCAAGAGAAACTACTACAATAGTTACAACACCTATGGTTACTAATACATACACTGATGGCACACTTACTTCAAGCGCAGCAGCAGATTCAGTAGCAGTATCAACTGTAACTGACCCAGGCAGCTTTACAGGACGTATGGACACTGGTAAAAAGATTGGACAAGCTGTAGACTTACACAGTTTGGGTTTTGCTGATTATGTAGCTGGTAGCCGTATTACATCAGATTTAGGGCACGGATGTAGTGCTGAAAGTCGTGTGTTAGGTATCGGTGGATCGACCACTACAGACGATTTAATCACCATTGAAGGTGGTATCAACAGAATAACTACAAAAGCTGACGCTTGTAGTACAGGTGATATGACCACTCTACATATGGGCGTAGGAGCAAGCAAAGCATTAGATGAATTCACAGTACGTGGTACAATCAATCGTGCTAGTCAAGATATTACATATGAAAGACACATTGGTACCTTTACTAACCAAGGCGAATATGCTATTAGTGACACTTGGGTAAATGTAGAAGTTGAACCAAACACAGGACAAGTTCGTCCAGTGCTAGGTATTGTAGCAGGCAAGCGTTCAACAGATGCTTATACAGAAACAGGAAGTGTACAAAGTGCTATAGCTCACGAAGCAATTGATGAATCGTATCGTTATGCTACACTAGGTGCTAATTTTGATCTCGACTTTGGTACAGCACATATTAGTAGAACCACCGAAGGTACTACAAATATTGGTATTGGCATTGACAAGCAAGTTACAGAAAATGTAAAGTTTGTAGGCGACTTTCAAAGAAGTATCAGTGATGACGCTAGTAGCAATATGTTAAGTGTTGGTCTTAAAATCCAGTTTTGATAAATACCTTTAGTAGAGGGCATCTACTAGAAATGAGGGCAAATGATAGATCCAGTATCAGCTATTGGTCTGGCCACGGCAGCATATCGCGGAATCAAGTCAGCAATAGACACCGGAAAAGAACTGCACGATATGGCAGGCACACTATCGCAGTGGGCAGGCGCAATGAGTGATTTAGACTTTTCACACAAACAAGCACAAAATCCACCAATGTTCAAAAAACTGTTTGGCGCAAGTCAAATAGAGCAAAATGCTCTAGAAATTTGGGGACACAAACAGAAAGCAAAAGAAATGCGTGAAGAAATGAAAACGCACATCAGCTTTTACTACGGTCCAAGTGCTTGGGACGAAATTGTACGCATTGAAGGTGAAATGCGTAAAAAACGTGCTGCCGAAGTTTATGCAAAAGAAGAACGCAAACAAGTTATTGTAGAATGGATAGTTGGGTCAATAGCAGCAATTATAGGTGCAGGTTTGCTTGTGTTTGTAGTTTACATAATCGGAAAAATTAATGGAAGTTGGTAATGTTAGGCCGTTTACTTGCACGTTTTTTACAACCATTTATAATAGAAATGGTAGACAAACGTTTTAAGGAAAAAATGTATGAAAGATACTATGAGTCAAAACAAAAAGAACTACAAGAACGAATCAAACGACTCCGTAACAATTTTCCGCCACCAGCACAAAGGATTCAAATTGAAACCAAAAGAGAAAAAGAGCCCAGTACTATATTGGAAGTACCCGGACATTCCCAACCCAGAGTACGGAAAAAGACTGCTAAAGTAAACAATGAAAACTGGTATGAAGATACTATGGCAGAAGTTGAGAAAGCCAGGAAGAAGCGTGAAGAGCAGGATTCATTAAAAGCTAAGTTAAATAAAAAAACTTGGTAAATACTCGTAAGGAGAGGGCAATGAAATTTGAAAAGGAAATACCTGTGGCTGACAAATTACCTGCAGATACAGTAATGGTTGGAGAAGAAATGTCGATATTAGCAGACGCAAGCAACAAACACATTAGAGAGTTTCTAGTTAAAAATGGTGAGCATTTAAAGTCAGCACTAGTGGAGAAAGTATTATGTGGGCACTAATATGGTTAGCACTAACAAGCACTCAGGAAATGGAACTTTATCACTTAGCTAATTATGCTGACAAAGAAGATTGTGTTACAGCATTAAGTAAAGCAGCAGTGCTTGTGACAGATAGAAATCAAACTGTAGATTGTGTTTGGATAGATTTGAATAAATGAAAAAACTAATATTTTCCCCAATATGGAGCATTATAGTTTTGGGCATTCTTGCGTGGGTAATGCAAAGTAATCCACCATTTTTAGAAAGTCTTAAACTACGATACTTTGACACACTTATTGTAAATCAACAACCTGTTGAAAACAACATTTACACAGTGAACATCGATGAACCAAGTTTAGAGGCATACGGACAATGGCCGTGGCCGAGAGGTGATTATGGTAGCCTTATAGAGGATTTATATGCCAGAGGCGCTGGACTAGTGGTGTTCAATGTGTTGATGTCGGAAACAGACAGATCAGGTGAAGATGCTACATTAGCCTTAACTATGCAGCAATTGCCTGTTATCGTTACAATGTTGGGTGCAGAGGAGAATAAGAATGAAGCGATCAATCCTGGTGCTACTATTGTTAACAGCGATTATATTGGTACCATTCCTAGTGTTCCTGGTATTATTGCTAATGTACCTGATGTGGAATTCAACGCAGTAGGCAGTGGAATAACCAACAGTTGGGCAGAAGTAGACGGCGTAACAAGACGAATACCTTTAGTGGTTGAAAGCGGCGGCACATTGTATCCAAATGTTACAATGGAAGTGCTACGTGTTCTAGCAGGTGATCCTTCGTTCCAAATCAAACTATCACCTATGGGTGTAGACAAACTACGCATACCGCAGTTTGGTATAATACAAACATCACCTACAGGCGAAGTGTGGATAGACTGGAGCCAACGCAGCAAAAGCGTGAGCGCAGTAGACTTACCAGATGACTTTGCTGGCGGTATAGTGTTTGTAGGACCAACAGCAGCAGGGCTTACACAGCCACTAGCAACAGCAGCAGGCAGCGTATTTCCACACGAAGTACAAGCAGCAATGCTAGGAACAGTGTTTAATCAATCAAATATTAGCAGACATCCAGACGCAGAACAGTGGGCAGAGTTAGCCGCCTTTATAGCAGTAGGTATAGTACTAATTTTAATCGCACGATGGACATATGTAGGTATAGCCTTTTTTGTGCTTGCAGTTGGCGGCAGCATTTATGGTAGCAACTATATTTTTGCACAGTATGCCTTGCTCGTAGACGGTGCTTTACCTGCTGCATTTTTAATTCTTGTAGGATTAATACGTTATGTATTAAAGTTTGTTGACGAGTTTTTACAAAAGAACGCTATCAAAAAACAGTTTGCTGGATATGCATCTCCTACAGTTGTGCGTATGTTACAAGAAAATCCTGCTTTAATCAAAGAAGGAATGAAAAAAGAAGTTAGTATAGTGTTCAGTGATTTGCGTGGATTTACACCACTAGGTGAATCTTTTGGTGATGATGTTAAAGGTCTTACTAAAATTATGAATGGCTATATGGACAGTATTACACAACCTGTTTTAGATATGGATGGAATGATTATCAAGTACATAGGCGATGCAAGTATGCACATACACAATGCGCCTATAGATGATCCTAACCACGCTCGTTCAGCAGTACAGTGTGGCTTAGATATGCTTAAAGCAGTGGAAAAATTTAATGAAAAAGTTATTATACCTGATGGTCGTCCTGCTGTTGGTATGGGTGCTGGTATCAACACAGGGTTGGGTTACCTTGGTGAAATGGGAAGTACTAAACGTCATTCATATGATGTCCTTGGAGACGCTGTCAGCACCGCAGCAAGAGTAGAAAGCAAGTGTAAAGAGTACGGATGTCTACTACTTGTTGGAGAATCTACATACGAGCAAACAAAAGACGATTTCTTCTATCTCAAAGTAGATGACTTGCAAGTCAAAGGCAAAAGTGTAGGACTTAGTATATATACAGTACTCGATGGCGGTCCACCTGCTTGGTCTGTTCCCCAACGTAGACACGCCGATATGCATACTGCATATAAAGCACAGGACTGGGATGAAGCTATACGTTTATGTAAAACAATATACACTAATTTTGACCATAGAATGGAAAAATATTATGATATGTGGATTGAACGATGCGAGTATATGAAAACACAAGACTTGCCTTCAGATTGGAATGGCGTTTTTGTGGCCACAAGTAAATAATATATGCTGCATTTATTGTTCAAGAATTATTTTAATAAGCCTTTTGTTGAAGAAAAGCGTAAAACCGATGACATAAATGTTATTTGGATACACGGGGCAAACCAAACTAGTTTAAGTTTTAATTATTTACGAAATAAAACTAAATTTACAAATGAAATTTTTGTAAATTATAGTAGTGCTGATAAGTTTTACTATAATCTTGATAAGATAAGCGAACAAATTCAAAACAAAGGACCACACTTTGTCATAGGACACAGTATGGGTGGATTATATGCTTTACACCTAACACAGATGCATAGAATAGTAGGAGGTGTAAGTATTAGCACACCGTTTGCTGGAAGCTGGACAGCAGACTGGGCAAAATATATTGTTCCTAGTTATCCATTATTTAGAGATGTAGGTCGTAGAAGTTTGCCTATAAAAAATGCAACTGATGTAAAATTAAACATTCCTTGGACACAGATAATTACTACTAGCGGAATGGTACCATATCACGGAGGCCCTAATGACGGCGTTGTTACACTTGAAAGTATGCAATCAAGGAATGATATGGATAAGGTAGAACTAGCACACACGCATTATGAAACTATGGTATCACATCAGGTTGCCGAAGTTATTCAGAATTCGTACTCTCGTGTTTCAGAAGAAGTGCATTCACTTCGTCAGTCTTAACTAACCAACCACTTTCATTTACAACAAATACATCGCCGGGCTTGTATAACCAATGATCTTTTTGTGTGCCATCTTGAGCTACACCCATTACTTCACCTTCCCAATCGCCCTTCACCTTAAATCCTTTACCGCCAGGAATACTATCAATATTATAGTCTACCCACATCATAATGCTTTCTCCACTAGTTTTGCGCTAGGATACTTTAACATAAACAAAGTACCCTGTTTGCTATTTGGTATTTCTACGTAAATGTCACAACGACAATAAATGTCTTCTGGTAAAGTTTGACTATTAGTACGTAACCAAACCCACTGCCAATCATTTTCTTCTACTGTTTTAAAAATATCTGCACCAATTTCTCGTTGTATCCACATCGCTTCCATTGGCTTGTTGACGTGCGACCATTTATATTCGCATTGTCCAATATAATATCTCATACATTTACTTATTTTTTTATTTTATCTTCGCAATCACATCTGAAGCAAACATCATTTACACACTTAGAACAATCCGGCTTATTGCAATGGCAATCGTGTCCGCAAGTTTTACACTGGCGAACAGGACCGCTCACCTTGCCGTTCTCTTTTTTAACGGCTCTTTAGTTTCTTTGTTGCCACCTGAATCAAAATCATTGCTTTGGGTTTTGTATTCATCAACTAAACGTTGTAACTCGTCTTGACGTTGAGGATTAAGTTTTGCACGATATTCTAAAACCATACTTAGTTTACTGTTTAAACGGATAAGATCATTGTCTAGCATACGCACACGGTCAACAAGTTTAATTAGTGTACCCATTGCTTGACCAATAACTACGTCAATTTCATTTGTAACCCATTTCCAAATAAAGAATATAAAGTAGGCCATACCCATTGTTGCAACAATAGGAAATCCATACTCTGCTATTACCTTGCCTAAATCCATTTATTCACCGAACATACTAATTAGTGCTGGCCCAAATTCTCCAGCAGTCCAACCTAGTGCTACTATAGCAACTACTCCCATAACTAGCCATTTCATTTTGAAATCGTCTACGTCCATTCTAAATGCAACTAATTCGTTTCCTAAAATTCTTATTGCAAGTTCTAACTTGCCTTTGTCATCAGTCCCGTCTGGCATCATCTTTTCCTTCATTTGCTGCGATTCGATCTGTATTTGGTCTAACGTTTAATGCATAACTTAATAATGCATCAATCTTAACAAGATCATTATTCATAGTTTGGACACGATTATCCAGTTGCCCAATTATATTTTTTAGTGTTGTGACACTTGAAGTAACACCTGCTAGTATAAACTTCAGTGTTAAAAAAACAAATCCCCCTGCGGCACCCGCTGCGGCAATAGGAAAACCAACATCAGCTACTAGTGATAAAAAGTCCATTCTTGCTCCAATAAGCGCCCTCACGCTCTATAGGTATTTACCATTAAACTGCCTTTATAAAAGGGCATCCTCGTTCCGGCCAACAGTCTTCCATATCAAAGTATTTGAATAATTCTTTTATATCTTTAGGATCTAAATATTTTCTTGTATGTGTATGTAATCCAGCTACAAAATATTTGTATCCCATTAAAGCTGCATTATGCTCTTCACTTTTTATATAAAATTCTAATCCTTTTAACATTCGCGGATCTTTAAAACAATGCTCCCAAATGGTTAATGTGTTACCTGGTACATTTCCTTGATCTTGTATACCTTTTGCAATGCAATATATTTCATATAGATAAAATTCAGCCATATTAGAATATTCACCGCACCAACTTAGCATCCACTTGTGCAATTCTTTTTTGCCTTTGAAATGTTTTACAAGTTTTTGTACTGATTTCTTCTTCATAACAAATGGAGTTATATTCGTACTAAGTTTTAAATGTTGCACACCTCTAAATCTTACATCTAGCTTTGCACAGCAAACCATACACCAAGATCTCAAATAATGATCGGCAAATGATATATCTTCAGGATGTGTTTGTTTTACGTCACTTAATCTACAAGGCTTTACAAAAAAGTTTTTACAATCAAATACAGTGTAATTTTCTGTTGTGACTATATCTGATACAAATAACTTTAACAATTGTTGATTATAAATAGGCTCAGTATGTAGCCTATATTCTATGTCATTCAAGTCATAATCATTAAAAAATAAATCCTTATGATATAGTTTTGTATCAAATTTTACTAAAAGAGGATCACAAGTTTCTTTATACCATTTTCTAAAATGAGGATATCTTGCTGCATCTTCATTGTAAATAAAAACTAATCTACAAGGCTGTAAAAATTTGTTTATAGATCTTACTAGTAATTCAAAGTTCCATAAATCTCTATCACATATTACACAAACTAATGTTGAATTCATAAAAAGGTTGACCTCCAAGAATATTTATGTTACACTAGTCGTGTTAGAATATAGAATGGAAGAAACTATGGCAACCAGTGAAGAAAAAAAAGAATTAGTTGATGAGATTATTGGACCTCGTTACTATAAAATTATTATAAATGGATATGGCGGCGAGTCGGCATATATGAGCTTGACTAAACCAGCATTTGAGTTTTGGAACAAACAAGTAGAGGAACACGGCGATAACGATCTTGTCAATTACCTAGTCAACTCGGAAGACGGCGATTTTGATTTTGACGAAATTACTGAAATTCCTTCTGAGGCAGACTTTTTAATGAGTCCCGATGCTGACGGAGAAAGTTGGCGCAGTAGTTGGTACGAAGCACCTACTGAATTTGAACACAGTTGGGGCGGTGAATATAGTAGTTCAAACATTACTGTAGACGAAGTAGAATCGGATGAATATAACGGCAAATGGATTGCAGATGTTATTGAAAATAAAAACATTTCGGATTGTGTTGATAGCGACGAAGATTGGGAAACATTAGTCGAAATGGATGTATGCAGCGATACGCCAGAAGGTACGGAATATATTGCACAAATGTACAGCAGTGAAAAAGGCTGTTTCTTTGAAGGCGTAGCCGAAACTGTAGGCGAATTTGATATCAAAAAACTGAGAATCCGTACTACGGAATATTTAAATGGAGAAGATACAATTACCGAAGTTGAGTATGATGGTGTTGAAGTTGAGAACTATGGCGGCGATACAAACGGTAAGGGTTACTATGCTTCAGTATGGAAGGCATAAATAGCATATGATAGAATATAAAGTTGAGGAAATATTTGAGGATGATCCAGATAATCCTGATAACGTTCTTATGAAAATTCCAGATGAAGTTAGTGAAAAAATGGGCTGGAAGCCTGGTGATGTTTTAAGGATAACACAAGATGAGAAAGGCAGCATCTCCATTACAAAAGTAGACAATGGCAAAAAATAGTGATATAATAGAAGTAGAAGGCAGCATAATTGATGTGCTGCCAAATCAAATGTTTAAGGTAGAACTTGATAATAAACATTTAGTAATATGTTATACAGGCGGTAAAATGCGCCAGTTTAAGATAAGACTAGTCGCAGGTGACAGGGTTTTAATTGAAATGACTCCTTATGACCTTGAGAAGGGTCGCATTACCCGAAGATTATAGGTTGACAATCGTTATACTATGTGCTATATTAGTATATAAGCAACGTATGAGGGTACAATGATTTATGTACAAGGCGGAACTAAACAGCAACGTAGATATGCCTATAGCATAATTGAGTTTGTGTGTAACAAGTTTAAAATTAATCCAGATATCGAAGTTTACTTTCGTAGACTTACAAATGAGCACAGTCTTGGTGGATGTGTGCAAGTAGACAACGGCGAATATGAAATCGATATAAAGCGTAGTTTGCGTTTACGTGATTTATTGACTACATTAGCACACGAAATTGTACACGTAAAACAGTATGAATTAGGACAACTTGCACAAAACAGTGAAAGTCATATCGAGTATTGGGATAGACCTAGTGAAATTGAAGCACACGGTCGTGAAACAGGTTTGTTTATTCGCTGGGCTGAAGAAAACAACTTAGCAAGCAAGAAGTGGACGCAGGTATGAAGTACCCTGAAACTGAACTTAGAAATTTTTTAGTTGAAAAATTGTCACTGAACAAAGATCGTGTTACAAGGCACAACGGTGAAACACCGGTGCATTTACGTTTTAAAAGTAATTGCGGACTCAATACATTTGAGCAGTTACAAGAAAGTCTTGCCAATGTCGGACTTACATACAACACTGTACCTTACAAATATTACAGCAGAAGTCCAGACTACGGAGACCAAGGATTGGTTGTAAACTTCAAAGGTGAAAAAGTTGGTGTACAATTCAATGTACCAAAAGAAGGCAATATGTCTCGTAAACAATTTACACCTGATGCACTAGGATTGAATGGTAAAACATTTGATAACAAGCAAGAGTTTGCAACAGCAGTAAGAGCTGGTATTGCAGACAGTGAATTTAGCGATTTCTTACTTAGTTTGTTGTACAATGTAGAAACAGAATGGCCAATTGAAGGGTTAGAAGCTATACGTGAAGCAGATGTAAACAGAATTACAAGCGATTACGGTGAAGTCCTTTGTGCATATTCTTTTGTATTGAAAGGACACACTGTATATTTTCCAAAAGGTAGCAATCATAAAATTGCAGACTTTTATGTAGATGGACAAGGTGTAAGTGCAAAAGGTAGAGGCACTGGTGGCAAAGTTAATTTAAGTGCATTCGCAGAATTTATTGATACATACACTACAACAGGCAAATTTTTATATAGTGTAGCAACACACAATAGAAATGATTTTGTAAAATATGCCGCTGAACTTTGTCCTGAAGTTAAAGCAATTACTGATTGGGTAGGTGGCACTGATAGAGATGCATTATCCAAATTTGTAGCTAAAACATCATATAAAGAGTTTTATACTTATATCCAAAATACACCAGAACATAATGGCTTAGGTATGCCTGACGCAGGTGGACGTCCTGAAGCATTATGGAACGAAGGAAGTTTACACCCTATTGATTTTACGATCAATACATTGGTAAGCCGCTTGTGGGGTGAAAATGCAGTCAAAGAAATAAGTATTATTGCTACACAGTTTCTTAATGAACCTATGTTTGTTGTACTTGACATTGAAAATAATCAATGTATAATTAAAGAAACTAACTTTAGCGATGTTGCTAATTGGAAAACAGTTTACTGGAGCCGTGCTACAAGTGCTTGGCATAATTGGATGGGCGTAGAGCCATTGAAAGGTCTATAATGATTACAACTTATCAAGGTGCTATGCAAGAACAACTTGATAACGTTGCAGACGGCAGCATAGATTTATTACTTACAGATCCACCATATAACATCAGCGATAAGGGCGCAAAGCCGGAATGGGTTGATAAAGAAACTGGTGAAAACAAAAATAGTATACACAATCAAAAGTTTGGCGAAGGGTTTGATGAAGATTGGGATAGTGTTACACACGAAGAATTTTTATTACAACTCGATGAATGGAGCAAATTATGGTTTGCTAAAATGCGTAAAGGTGCTGCCTTTGCAGTGTTTATAAGTGATCAATATGTATCTTATCTATATAAAATTATGGAGGCAAATGGCTTTGAACCTAAGCGTGTCTTTACTTGGAAAAAGCCAGCAGCAGTTCCATTCAATAGGAAAGTAAATCCAGTAAGTGGTTGCGAATATATATTGTGGGGTATCAAGCCCAAAGGACCAAGAACATTTAACAGTGCCACCGACTGGGGTAACATTGTAGATAGATATGCAGTTGCTGATAAAGTTAGTAGTATTGTTTATAAAATGGTAAAAAATAATATAAACAAAACAAGTATGGATGAAATTTTTACTGACGCTTTGTTTGAAGCAGAACAAATGATTGCAAAACGAAAAGTTGAAAATGGTAAAATACAAGCAATTATACCAAATACAATTACATTCAGTGGCGGCATAGTAAACAAAATACATCCAACACAAAAACCAGTAGAATTATTACAATACTTTATTGAACTACTAAGCAACAAAGGTGATACAATATTAGATACATTTGCAGGAAGCGGTAGCACAGGAATTGCTGCCGATACTTGTGGCAGAAATGCAATATTGATTGAGCGTGATAAAGCAATGTTTGATAAAATGGACAAACAATTTTTTACAACAAATTTGTTTGAAGAAACGTAATAAAAAGCTTGACAATATACAATCCAGCTGCTATAAAAATATATAAACATTATATGGCACACACAAGGGCATCAGTTGATATGACAGCATACAAAACAGAATACTTGATAGAGCTTGCTTATGCGGCTTATAAGGCTAACAAAGGCTATGAAAAACATACACGCAGACACAGCGAAAACCCGCCAACTTACAGCAACAAAGAACTTATTGCGTATACCGCTAGTGCGCACAACGAGCAAAGTCCTTTTATTCCAGAAGATTTTACTCCACTTGTAGTCACAGATCAAGACCGTGCAGACGTTGCTGAAGGCAAGAAACATATGCGCCGTTACACTTTGTTAGCAATGGGTGATTTACCACAGTTTGAAGCAGATTTGTTTGCAGCATATAGCAGTGACGAAATGCCCATTGGACGTATTGGTTTATTGGCATACTTACCTGCTTTTATTGAACGACAAGTAAAGGACAGATTATACAAGCAAAGAATCAAAACTGAGTTTACAGAAAGCAAACATCTTGTAGGTGATAAACTTGAACCCAGTGAGATTGAAATATTAAAAGTTATTCCTTTGAACGGTGACTGGATAAGCGAACCTGCTTATATGCATTTCGGTGCTATTGGCAATAACCTTGTTTGTTTTACAAACAAGCTTTTGTATGCTGTTGGAGAAACATATGATATTGTTGCTCGTATAAAAGGCACTGATGTTGAGCGTGATACTAAAACGCCAATGACTCGTTTGAATTACGTAAAACTTAGATCACAAAAGGTGTAAATACATTATGTTAGATATATTATACAATGAAGTAACTTATTGGTTATTTGGTACTGCAATAATTTTTACTTTTGTAGGACGCTATATAGGTGATAAAGAAAATCAAGCATATTTGGTTGAAGGAGTCATTGATAGTTTAATAAAAAATGGCTACATCAAAACCAAAGGTCAAGGCGAAAAACTAGAAATATTGAAGCATTGGGAAACGCAGGATGATTAAAACATTTGTAATTGATACTTTAAAAGTTGAACATCATATCTATGCTATGAATTTGACCGATGCATTAAATACATTTGATGGAAAAGCAGAAGACATTATTTGCATCAAAGAATATGAGAATTATAGCGAGGAAGACACTTTACATTAGGGGAGTAGTGATGAGTCACGATTACTTAGGATTCGAAGATACAATAGATGAAGACGATTATGGATTTATTTTAGATACAAACGGCAACTTAAAAGGTATATGGGTACCTCAAGGTGCCGAAGACGAAGATATTCCTGATGCAATTGTAAATTTAATACAAGAAAAATGGGGCATTGATGTCAACAAAGAAGAAGCTTACGGATACTTGCATTGACGCCTATAGAAATATTTGAATACAAGTTAGCTTGGAAGCCTGGATATACTGTAAGGCTACATAGTGATTTGCGTAGTCGAGGCAAAGACTTTTGTAAAGCATTACTTAAACAGCAATGGGATGTGTCAATATATACTGATAACTATGAAGATACGTTTTATTTTGAAAATAAATCAGATGCAGATAAATTTGCATCTACTTGGCCGGAGTATGTAAACCAATGACAGAAAAATTATCAAAAACAGAAGCAATTGGAAAGATTATTGAACTTGCAAAAGATATTGATGTAAAAGATTCAATTGATTATAGTTTTTTAAATATGAGTGAAGACGCTGCCTATGATATGGTAGCAAACAATGTACTTACTCAGATGTATGAAACACCAGAACATTATAGAGAAACTATTATGATGGCAAGTATGACCAAAATACTCGTTGAAAATTTGGTATTGAAATCAAGGCTACAAAATATTGAAAAATCAACCAAACAAGGATAATACGTTCTGTTATTATCCTTTCCACGAAATTACACTTAAAATGTGGGAAGGAGAAAAACTTGCAGCTACTTCACCTTGTTGTATGATGTTTAATACATACAATGAAGGATTGCAAATTGAAAATATGGATTTAAAAACACCAGAAGAATTATTTAATTCTAAAGAGATGCAGCAGCTTAGAAAAGATGCATTGAAGGGTGTAAGAAATCCTTTATGTGACATCTGCTGGAAACTTGAAGATAACGGGCAAACAAGTTTTAGAATGTATAGTTTACCTCAAGGCAGAGATTCAATGCCGAAAAAGGAACTAAAAAATCCCCAATTAGCTACTATTGATATTACTTTAAGCAATGTGTGCAATCTTCGTTGTAGAATGTGCGATGTGTCAAATAGTAATAGGTTAAACATAGATTTTGATATATTAGAAGCACAAGGCACTAGAAATGAATTTGCCAATATCACCGGTGCTATGGCTCACAAATATCCCCGCAAAGAAGCAGCCAAATCTAAACAATTTGAATGGTTGTATGAAAATACACACAAGATAAAAACTTTAAAAGCAAGCGGCGGTGAACCATTTTATGACAAACATATAATACGGTTATTAGAGCAATATATTAAAACAGGAGCTGCTCAAGATACAACATTACACTTTCATACAAATGCAACAATGATTGATGACAGAGTTATTGATATTATAAAACATTTTAAGAAAAATTTTAACACGTTTAGTATCGACGGCACAGATAAAGTTTATGAATATATCAGACACGAAGCTGACTGGAATATTTTGAACAAAAATGTTAAAAATTATGCAGCTTTAGACAATGTAGAATTAATTGACTTAAATATGGTTGTGACAGCACACAACTTACATAATGTTCCTGACTATGTAAATTGGGCTAAAAAATTGCAAAAGAAAATTAACATTGTTTACAGTGAAGTATATCCACAACACAGAGGAATACATATTTCAAGTTTACCAAATAAAATGTTGAAAGATGTACATAAAAAAATTAGTAATATAGATGAACCAGAAGACAGAGACCAGTATTTGGGATTAGACGTTCTAAAAGAATTTGTTGAAAAAGCAATGGATGTTCCAGAAAATATAAAAAAAGGTAAACAGAAAAAATTATATAGAGAAACTGTTATTTTGGATGCTGCACGTAATCAAAGTTATAAAGATTATTTGTACCCTCAAATGGTTAATTTATTAGATAAATTAAAAAAACTTTATGATTGACCAATCATAAAAAATAGTATACAATAAACAAAAAGAAGGAATAATTTATGCCACTCGTACCTATTGTTGTAGAAAGTGAATCTAAAGGTGAACGCAGTTATGACATTTATAGTCGTCTGCTAAAAGACCGTATTATTATGATGCAAGGTGTTGTTGAAGACACTATGGCAAATCTTATTGTAGCACAGATGCTATTCTTAGAAAGTCAAAATCAAAATAAGCCAATCAAGTTGTATGTAAACAGCCCAGGTGGTAGTGTTACATCAGGACTTGCAATTTATGACACAATGCAATTTGTAAAAGCACCTGTGCATACAATGGTAATGGGACAGGCAGCAAGTATGGGCAGTTTCCTAGCACAAGCTGGTGCCGCTGGACATAGATATGTTTTACCAGAATCACGTACAATGATTCACAGAGTAAGCTCGGGTACACGTGGCACAAGCGGTAGTGTACACGTACAAGAACTACAAATGGAAGATGCCATACGTTCATTTGATGAAGGTAAGAGGCTTAACAAGCGTCTAACTGAGTTGTACGTAAAACATAACAGTGCAGGCAAAACCTTTGAAGAACTGTTTGACACTATGAAGTTTGATACATTCCTATCAGCACAAGAAGCAGTGGATGCAGGACTAGCAGACAAAGTTATAGATGGTAGATGAAATACAGTAAGTCAATAAATATTGATTTTGATCAAGAAGGTATGTTGAATACCTATAAAGAAAATATTGGCTACTATATAGATAACCCAAAAGAAATTAAATTTAATTCTAATTTTATAAATGCCTATACTAGTTACTTGATTAATGCTACAGATTATAACTGGCCTATTGATAATATTTTAAATCAATTTGACATTGATGTAGATACAATTAAGGTATTTGTAACAAAGCCAAATAAAAAATTATTTTTACATCGAGATAAAGTAGCGGACAGTGATGTAATGAGACAATGGGCAATCAACATTCCTATTTTAAATGGCGAATGTGGTTACAATGAATGGTTTGAAGATGATGTAAATGATTTTGGCAATGAAAATATTGTACACGGCGGTGTTGCCACAATGCCACAAGGACTACACGATGATTATATATGTGCAGAGTCTTGTGTGATCAATGGCGTTACACTTTTACGCACAGACGTTATGCACAGAGCTCGCAACGATACTGATAAATTGAGAGTTGTTTTGAGTATTAGAGGAAATCCAGACGTAAGTTGGAATAACATATTGGAGAAAGTAAATGAGTACAACCAAAGTACAGGAAACAGTAGCAGCACTTAAAGGCATCCCTACTAAAGAAGAATTAGTAGAAATGTTAGGTAATGAAATTGTAGATGTAACATTTAAAAAACTCAGTGGCGATGAACGTAAAATGAAGTGTACATTAATACCTAGTATGTTACCTCCTGCTCAACGTGATGATAAACTGAGTCAAACTAAAATACGCAACCTAGAAGAAAAAACTTTAGTAGTATGGGCAATTGATATTGAACCAAGTGCGTGGAGAAGTTTCCGTTACGATCGTGTTACATCAACGGAAATTGATAAGTACTATGGTAACGGTACAGAGGACACAGCAAACTATTGATACTTACAACTAAATTAGATTATAATTTTAATGTATTCTTGAATGCAGATTATGAGCAACACAAAGGTAGTTGTATCAGTTATCAGGTGCGTGAGCAAGAAGACATACATAAAACATTTGGCGGATTTCCTGAAAGTTACAGTGAAGATAACACCAAAATACAACAACTATGGTTTGATAATGGTGATATAGATTACAATGAAATAGGTGCAAAACTCAACATTGAGCCTATAACTGTAAGCACAATACTTCAGCCACCGGGTAACACTATCACAATGCACAGAGATACCTTTTTTAAAATAAACAATATGTATCCCGGTGATGACAGAAAAAAAGTTCGTGCTAACATTTACCTAGAAGACTGGGCACCAGGGCATTTTATTAACTATCAAGACAAAGATAAACAATGGCAAACAAGCACACATTGGAGTGCAGGTGACGGATTTATTTGGGATAGCGATCATTTACATCTAAGTGCTAATGCAGGACTAACACCAAAGTATACCTTACAAATATCAGGATTTTGGAAAAATTAGGTTGACTATTATTTTTTATTGTGTTATAAAATAAATATAGGCACACACACGGAGGCTACTATGAAAAAATTACTAACAACTACTGCTATCCTTGCAACAATCGCAACGACTGCAATATCAGCTCAAGCGGAAACAGTTTATGCAACTGTAACCCAAATTAATCCAAGATACGAATCAGTTTATAGAAATACACCTACTACACAATGTCAAGATGTAAGTGTTCCGATTTATGGCCAAACTCAAGGCAACGGCGCAAGCGGCGGTGATGTACTAGGCGGTATGATTATTGGCGGACTGTTAGGAAAAGGTGCCACAGGAAAAGATAAGGGTGCTGCTATAGGTGCAATTTTAGGTGGAGTTATTGCAGCAGATAACAAACAATCTCAACAAGTTGTTACAGGGTATAGAAACGAACGTCAGTGTACTGAAGTTATGACAAGAGAACAAGTCACTGTTATAAAAGATTATAAAATTAGATTCCAGTGGAATGGATTTGGCGGTACAGCTTACACGTTTAATGATTACCGTGTTGGTGACCGTATTCCTGTTGAAGTAAAATTAAGGGCAAAATAATGTCTGGCAATGAGATATTTACAATTCTGTATGATATTATAGACAGACTTGAAAGAATCGAAGAAAAATTAGACTTTGAGTTTGAAGACTTGCCTGAGGATATTGATGAAACATTTGATCGTGTTTTTGAAGATGTAAAAAAGCCGAAGCTAAGTATAGTACGAAATGATAACATAGTAGAGTTTGATAAAGATGATTGATATTTTAGATATTACACCAGGTGAATCATATGCCTGTAAATATAAAGTAAACGATGAAGAAAAGTTTGGTTTAATTTTACTACGAGATGTAGATAAAAAACTTGTTAAGGTACAGGATTTGTCTTCTTCAGAGCAAGCGGTTGTGCCTTTTGATTTAATCTATGATATAGATGAAGTTGAATGGGTGGATAATTAATACATTTTTCGGTTGACTGATACAGTAACTTGTAGTATTTTGTTTATGTAGGAGTAGACAATGAGTTATATGAAATTTTACAGTATCGAGCACACATTTACACAGCCTTATAGGACACACGGTTTACTTTGGGAAACAATTCAAGCTCAAAGTATTTGTGACGAAATGGAATTTCTTGAAACTCAATTGCGCACTACTGCACTTGCATCACAGATGCTCAATGATATTGGAGTAAAAACAAAATGATGGTAATTGGATACAAACCAAATGCAAACTTTGTAGAAGCAACGAATGTTATAAACAAGCATACAAATTTTAGTATTCGTGACATAAAGCAGATGGTCGAACACATTAAAGAAGGCAATGGTGTAAAGTTACCTGATGATTTTGTTTTACGAGAAGACTTAGAGGATATAAACTTTCTAATAGATTAGGTGAGGTGGCTGAGTGGCCGAAAGCGTCGGATTACTAATCCGAAGAACGTGAAAGCGTTCCCTGGGTTCGAATCCCAGTCTCACTGCCAAAGCGGGTATCGTATAATGGTATTATTACAGATTTCCAATCTGAAGACAGGAGTTCGATTCTCCTTACCCGCTCCAAGAATAACACTCCTCTAGCTCAATTGGTTAGAGCAGAGCGCTCATAACGCTTTGGTTGGGGGTTCGAGTCCCTCGGGGAGTACCATCTTATGGGTGAAGTGTTAATGGTTGCACGTCGGATTCCAAATCCGAAAGACAGAGTTCGATTCTTTGCACCTATGCCAAACTAAGAAAACTAAATACTTTTATGTATACAGTAGAATTTGATCACGATGAGATTTGCATAACTGTAATGGATGACACCGGCACTTACGGTGATATTAAAGTACGTTCATACGACGATATAGTTTATATTACACAAGATGATGAAGCACTAGATGTCGAATTTGTACTTGAATTGAATCCAAAAATGTGGGAAGAACTTATAACTGCTATACATTCACCTGAAGGCTTTTTCAAAAGGGTAAAATAATGTTTCGAGCAGTAAAAGAAACTATTTGGCATCTAACTTGTATCAAGTGTAAAAATTGGTTTACATATGCAACAATGGAAAAAATGTGTATTGATAGATATACATTCCATTGTCCACATTGTGGCAAGCAAGGTAAGTGTGAAATAGAAAAAGATTGACATAATAAGTTCTTTATGTTAATATATACTAGGCGATAAATACTCTATAACAGGAGAAAAAGATGGGCGGCAGAGTATTTGATGGTACTAGTGATTTTGATCACAATGCTATAGAAGAACTTTTAGATCTAGTGAACAATAAGATTCTCAAAGGCACAGGTATAGAATGTATTCCTGTAGGCAGTGCTGCTACACCTACACCAGGTAAACGCTCTGGGGACTTAGATGTAATTGTTGATGCTAATGCTGTGATAAGTTATTTTAAAAGCACAAACGTTAAAGAAGCAAAACAAGCATTGAGTAATTACATTACCCAAAAAGGTTTCAACACAAAAGTTATAGGCACAAATGTACACGTACAAATGCCACTTGGCGGCGAAAGTCATCAATTAGATATAATGGTAGTTGATGATGCAGCCGTTGTAAGCAAATTTCATAAACACGACATACCACAAGGTTCTAAGTATAAAGGTATACACAAGCAACTTGCTATTGCAAAACTTGCAAAAGCCAAAGGTATGTTGTGGAGTGCTTGGAAAGGTTTATTTTACCGCACAGAACAAAATAAAGCAGGTGAATTTATTTCTAGCGATCTAAATGATATTGCAAAAGCATTGTTAGGCGATGCCGCAAATGCTAACGATCTTGGTAGCTTAGAAACCATAATGGCAAAGTTGCCACCTAACGAAGCAGATGCATTAATGGCAGAACTAGAGCAAGATCGTAACTGGAAAACAGAATCAGTAGAGTTGGATAGAATTAAACAACTAGCAGGCTTAACTTTGAACAGCGTGAGAATGTTATGAGATATGCAGAACTAGTTGAAGCCAAACAACTTGGTAGAGCATTTAACCATTTAGAGGATCTAGTATTTTTCTATGGCAGTGCCGGGACAATTGAAGCTCTGGAACATTTAAAAGATTTTGCAAGCCAAGAAGGCAGCAACAGCATACGTATGAAGTGGGACGGTAATCCACAGATATATTGGGGAAGAGCAGAAAAAGGCGGTCCACTTGTATTAGCAGGACACAATGCTTGGAGTAAAGGAGCTGCCGCTACAAGTGCAGATGAAGTAGCAGACTTTATAATAAATAAATCAGGTAATCCTAAAACACCAGAAGAAGTTGCTGCACGTAGAGAATTTGGTAATAAATTTGCAAGTCTATACAATGATTTTGATAAAGCAACGCCAAGTGACTTTGTAGGTTATGTTTATGCTGATGGATTATTTTTAGATCAACCGGCACAAAAAAATGGCGTGTATACATTTTGTCCAAATCCAAAATCCGAAACTTGCTATCACGTAAAAGCAGATAGCGACTTAGGTAGACAAATTGCAAAAGCAAATATAATGGTTGTTGGACACGCTTACTTTCCAGAATTTGGTGCACCTGATGCAACACAGGAACCTATGCAAGACTTTAGTGCCTTTAATTTGAATCCAAATGTAGTTGTTTTAGGTCCAGTTTATAATACAAAGCCAGTCAAAGTAAACACAACAGCAATTGACAAAGTAGAATCATTTGTTAAAGCACAAGGTCCTAAAATGGATGAATTTTTAGCAAGTGTACCTGGATTAAGTGATTTGAAAAATATAATTTATACATATGTAAATCAAACAGCAAAAGCAAAACAATTAGATAGCCTAAGTGAGCAGCATTTCTTTCAATGGTTGCAAAGCAGTAAAGTAAGTGCTCCAAAGCAAGCCAAAATAGGCGAACTTAATCAAAGAACAAAAGCAATTGGTGCTATATTTGAACTTGTGAAAATGATACAACGTATGAAGGATCAAATTATAGACCAAATTGAAGGCGAGCAAGGAGACATTTGGGACACAAACGGCGAAGGAAGAGTGCGTTATGCAGGAATGGATAAGCAGTTTGGCAATGTAAAATTAGTACCAAGGAAAAGGTGGACACCGGCGTGAGATTTAGAGAAATTATAAAAGAAGCAAGTTACAATAGCTGGGATCATCAAGAATCTGCTGATTACAGCAAATTTTTAGAAAGAACATTTGGTGCTCCTGATGAAATGACTGACGAACAAACTGTATGGCACAACATTGATGGATTCAAACGTGTAGTGGTTAGAGATGAATATATTTTACACGGATCACCAGCACCACATTATGATTTTTGTTATTCTTATGTTGATTTGGAAGTACCAGAAGAGCTAAGTGACGAGTTAGCACAATGTAGTGGTAGTATACTAATTGATCATTTAAAGAATGAAGTAGGCGCACGTTGTGGTAGCCTTACTGCAAATGCAACAACATTGAACTTTGTAATGGATGTTGTAGCAGGAAGAACAAAACCAGAAAAAGAAGAATACGAAAAACGTATACTTGGTATGAAAGACAAGTTTCAGCGTGGTATGAAATATTCTTTAGATTGGTGGCCTGATGAGGCAGGAGATGCGGATCCTGAAAATCCGTATTACGCAGAGGAATAATTATGAAGTTACTTGAGTTGACAAATGCCTTCCAGCACCTAGATCCTAATATGTCTAGAGGATTGTATAGTGCTAGAGATAAAGAGGCAACTAAAGAGCTACAAGCGTGGTTAAATGACAACGGCTATGATTCGGGTAAAGTAGATGGTATATACGGACCAAAGACTATACAAGCGGTACGAAACTTTCAAAGCGATGCTGGACTTAAAACAGACGGAGATGCTGGTAAAGATACAATCAGTAAAATTGTAAAAATAGCAACAGGAGTTGAACCTTTGCCTACTCAAGTGCAAAGAGGAATAGACCCTGACGCAAAAAAACTTCCTAAAATTAGTGCGTGGAAAGCAGGAGATGTGGTAAATCTACTAGGACATTATGCTGCAAAATATAGAATAAACAAAGATTTTGTAATGGCTATTGCACAAAAAGAAAGCAATATGGATCCAACTGCTATAGGCGATACTAATTTAATACACAAAGCATACGGGATAATGCAAGTGCGTAAGCCAGCAATGGACGATGTAAACAAAGCATATGGAACTGATTATACAGAAAGCGACTTGATGGAATTAAATCCACAAGCAATAGCAGAAGTAGGCGTAGGATATCTTGCAGCAGCAAGAGATAGATATGGTGCTAAAAGTTACTTAGAAATAGCTGCAATTTATAATGGCGGGCCAGCTGGACCAAATAACAGACAAGCAAGAAATTATGCTATCGATGTACTAAAAATAATGCAGGAGGCATCTTAGATGAAACTAAGAGAACTATTTGAAGCACCAGGAGAAACAGTAGGACTTATATTTGGAAGATTCAATCCTCCACACAAAGGACACAAAGCCGCCTGGGAAATGGCAGCTAAAGAAACACATTGGTACGTAGGTACAAATGCAGGCACAGTTGGACCTAAAGATCCACTGCCATCTCAAGTAAAGGTTCTTGCAATGGAAACTATTATGCCAGAAGTATCAGAGCATATCGTTTTCAGTCAAAGTTGGCTTACACTTGCAAGTGAGCTGTATTCAAAGCATCCTGATGCAACACTGGTATTATTTACTGATGAAGCTTGGGTGCCAAAAACAATAGCACAATATAACGGACAAGAAGGTCCTCACGGTACATATAACTTTAAAGATATAGAAACTAAGCCTACACCACGTTTGAGTAGTGCAACAGCATTGCGTAAAGCAGTGCTAGACAACAGTCCTGAAGAGTTTGCAAATGCAGCAGGTGTACCAGCAGATACTATAATCGATGTACCAGGCGAAAACATAACTTTCTTCGATATGGTTGCAAAATACTTAGAACCACATAGAGAAAAACTTCTTGCAAAAAAGGATTAGTTGTTATATAATACATTATGACTCACGGCTTCTTCTTAGCAGACATTAAATCCTATCCTTTTGGACAAACAGCATTAGGCACTGAAACCATAGAGCAAGGATTCAGTTTAGAAAATATGTTTGGTCATTTTGACGATTTTACATTTAGAAACTTTTACAATTTAAATAGAATTGACAAGATTAAAGTAGATAAAAAATTTATTATGGCATCGGTTAATATGCCTTTATCATACAAAATTAAATTAAGTTTTGATACAATACAAAAAATTAACAATGACGCTGATACTTTCTTAGTTATGATAAGCATTTTAGAAGGTGAAATGGATTATGCAAAAATATTAAAGGAACTTAGCAAACAGCGTATCAACAAAGAAAAAGTTATTATAATCACAAGTTGTTATTCACATTTAGAAAACCAGTTCGGTTTGAAATTTGTTTATATTGATTATTGGGAAAGTTTTACAAGATACCATCAACGTTTTTTACCCAACGCAACCGATAGGCGTGCAATAAATTTAGATACTGAAAAAAAGTTTTTGTGCTTAAATAGAAATCAAAAAGCACATAGGATTTGGTTTTATTTTAATTTATACAGATTAAAAATGCATAAACAATCTCATACTAGCTATCATCTACCATTACTTGATATAGAACAATATAACACAATGGCTCGTAGCAGCTTTGTAACGAAATATATTCCAAGTAGTTTATATCCTGAATATGAACAGTTTCTTAATAAAACCTATGAAGGTATTGTTTTAGATAAACTAAGTGCTGACCCAATTAATTATAATTCTACTATTTACGATTACTACAATGATAGTTTGTTTAGTATAGTTACAGAAAGTAGTTTTAGATTTACATTTCTAACAGAAAAAACATTCAAAGCTATTGTGCATTGTCACCCGTTTTTTATTATAGGAAATAAACAACATCACTGGCTGCTACGTGAAAACGGATATCACACATTTGAGGATTTTTTTGATATAGAAAAAGTGGAAAATTTTGACGAAGCAAGTTCTTTGTTGAGTAAAATTAAGTACACTGATATACAAGATTATAAAAATAAATTTGGTAAAGAATTTATTGATAAATTATATAGTAACTATGAAAACTTTTACAATAGACGCATTAGCTGGTTGGCTATTGAGAAAAAATTATTTTTAGCAAGTGGAAGCAATGACTGAGTTTAAAGAAAACTTTTGTATGGCACCCTGGACACATATGAGTGTTTGGCAAACCGGAGATGCATATCCGTGCTGTATATACCATTGGGATATGCCTGTTGATAATATTAATCGCAATGGTTTAAAAGGAGCGTGGAATAGTGAAAAAATGCGTGAACTTCGTATGCGTATGCTTGCAAACGAACCTAGTGAAGGTTGTGTAAAATGTACAAATTATGATAAGCAAGGAATTATAAGTTACAGACACAAGTTTAATACAGAATACAATCATCATTTTGATCTTGTAAAAACAACACAAGAAGACGGCACAGTAGATCAAATGAATTTGGCCTACTTTGATATAAGATTTAGCAATTTATGCAATATGAAATGTAGAAGTTGCGGACCGCATTTTAGTAGTAAATGGTCTGAAGATTTAACAGGCAAGCCAGAAATTGTACAAATTAACCACCAAGATATGTGGGAAGAAATAGAAGATGTTTTACCAAACATAGAAGAAGTATACTTTACAGGCGGCGAAAGTTTGTTTATGCCACAGCATTATAGATTGCTAGATATGCTTATAGAGCGTGGACTCAAACCGAGACTGACATACAACAGCAACGCCACACGCCTCAGCTTAAAAGGCAAACACATAAAAGATTACTGGCAGCACTTTGATAATATATTTTATTGTGTTAGCTTAGATCAAGTAGGTAAGAAAGCAGAGTATACAAGAGCCGGACAAACTTGGGATACAGTTTTTACAAATTTGAGCTGGATACGTGATAACTTTGAACACAGCTATGACAAGGGTGTTGTTATACAACCTAATCCTACTATTAGTGCCTTAAATGTTGTAGACTTGCGTAGCATTGTAAATTATCTTTTTGAACATAATATTCCTACTGATTATGATATTAATCTAAGTAATTTGCTGGTAGGACCTGATTGGTTAAGTTGTACAATTTTGCCAGAGAATTTAAAAAGCCTTGCAAAACAAAATATAGAATTATTAAAACAAGATATCGATGCTATAAAAATGTATCCGCAACGTAAAGAATTCTTACATAACGGACTAGACAATATCATAAACTTTATGTATAATAGTGATGATACACACTTAATACCCGAATTTAGGAAGCAGATGCAAAAGATGGATTTAAAGCGTGGAGAAAACTTTTTAAAAGTTTTTCCTGAACTAAAGGATTTGTATGTCTAGTATAAAAGAAAACAAACATTTTTGTATGATGCCTTGGGTACATATGCATTTATGGCCTGCTGGATTTACATATCCGTGTTGTATGAGTGATCCTGATTATCCTATTGGTAATACACAAAAGCAAAGTTTACAAGACATATGGAACGGTGAGCAAATGCGCAAAATACGTTTGAATATGTTATCAGGTGAACCAAGCCAAGAATGTAGACGTTGTTATGAGCTCGAAGACAACGGAATGCAAACTTTACGCAACAGTAGTATTAATAATTTTGCAGAACAACACTGGCAAAAAGTTATGGATACAAGCGATGATGGCAGTGCTGGTGATGTGAATATGGCTTATATGGATATACGTTTTAGTAATTTATGTAATTTAAAATGTCGAAGTTGTGGACCACAATTTAGTAGTAGCTGGTTTGAAGACCACAAACAAATGTATGGAGAATTGAATCACCCTAAAATATTGCAAGTACGTGACGAAATGAAAAGTTTTATGGATGAACTCGATCCGTTACTAGAAAGTGTAGAACGTGTATATTGGGCCGGAGGTGAGCCTTTAATAACACAGGCACATTATGATATACTCGATAAATGGATTAAAATGGGGAAACGTGATGTAGCAATGGACTATACAACTAACTTTACACAAATGAGATTCAAAAAGAAAACAGCATTTGAATATTGGAATGCATTTGATAAAGTTAGAGTTGCAGGAAGTTTAGATGCAAATCATAAACGTGGAGAATATTTACGCAAGAATATGGATTGGGATATTGTAGTGCAAAACAGGCGTGATATGATTGAGCAATGTCCGCAAGTGTATTTTGAATTGACCCCTACTGTGAGCGTGTATAACGTGTTAAACCTACCAGATTTTCACAAAGAGTGGGTAGAAGACGGATTGTTAGATCCACAAAACATAAGAATAAATATTCTGCTTGATCCAACTTATATGAGATTAAGTATATTACCACAGGAAAAGAAAGATAAAATTAGAAAGCGTTACGAAGAACATTTAGATTATTTAGACCAATTTGATGATATCAAACACGTAAAAAATGATTACGAAAGCATTTTAAATTTTATTAATGATGACAGATCAGCAGAAGTAAAAATGTTTTTATTTAAAACATTCAAAGTAGATAAACTTAGACAAGAAGATTTGTTTAAAGTATTTCCTGAATTAGAAGGTATTGCATAATGGGATTTTTTGAGTATAAGGATCCGGAAAGAGAAAAACCTGATAAGCCAACGTTTAGCGAAGATAAACACGTTGCTACAATGCAGGTTATACAGCAATACAGTAAACCTGTGCAAAAAGGGTTGCAAGAACTTACTATTGAGTATGATGTAAATAGAAAAACAAAAGTTTGTTTGTGTTTACTACCAGAATGGGATCCTAGTTTTCCGCCATATAATGTTGCAAAACTTGCAAGTGCAATTAAACGTGCAGGATATGCTTGTAAAAGTTTTGATATTAATGTTGATAGTTACAGCAGATTTTTGAATGAAAAATGGGATATTCCTTTTGATCCTTGGAATCCATTACGTGACTGGCACTGGTACAAAGATGAATATTACAAAGACATACACCACCATCTAGAGCCTATTTTGCTTGAATACATTGAAGAAATGGAAAAGTTTAAACCAGATGTAGTTGGATTTAGTTTGTACTATTGCAACGAAGAACCTTGCAAATGGATGGCTACAGAAATTAAGAAACGTATGCCCAATGTTAAAATTATTGTTGGAGGCCCTGCAACACACGCAAGTTATTATAAAGGTGAAGAAATTTATGATTACGTTGTAAACGGCGAAGGTGAACAACCGTTGTTGTTAATGCTTTCAAGTATTGAAAATAAAAAACAAATAGAATACAACGAAGATGCTGTCAGTAAAATTGTTAGACAGCCAGAAAATCAACGATACAATCTAAGCACATTACCATTGCCTGATTACAGTGACTTTGACTTCAGCAAGTATAAATTTCCTAATGGTGCTTTATGTGAAATATCTAGAGGATGTATTGCTAAATGTACATTCTGCGAAGAAACACACTTTTGGAAGTATAGACAAAGAAATGCATATAGCACATTAAATGAAATTGAACATATGTATTACGAACACGGAACAAATGTGTTTTGGTTTATTGACAGCCTTGTAAATGGTAACCTAAATGAGTTACGTGGTTTTGTAAAAGGTGTAGCAGAAAAAGGTTTAGACATACACTGGACCGGGTATGCTCGTTGTGATGGTAGAATGGATGCTGAGTTCTTTAAAGATCTAAAAGCAGGCGGATGCGAAGTGCTTAACTATGGTATAGAATCAGGCAGTCAAAAAGTACTTGATGCTATGGACAAAAAAGTCAAAGTTGAAGAAATGGAAGCAAACTTTAGAGATGGGTTTGCAGCCGGAGTTGACGCAATGACAAATTGGATTGTAGGATTTCCCAACGAAGGTCCTTTTGAACTTGAGGAAACACTTACATTTTTATGGCGTATACGCAATCAAGGATTGATAGCAGTTAGCCAAGGAACAGGCTTTAGTGTTGGTGTTGATACTATTGTAGGACAAAACTTTGAAAAGTTCAATCTGCTTCCCTTTTATTATTATGATCATTGGATTACAAAAGATTTAAAACAAAGTATTGTACATAAACTTATCAAAATGAAAAGCTTCAGTATTTTTACAGACTTCTTACAAACAGATAAAATTTGTAGTTTGCCTACAAGACACAGTTTACGTGAAAAACATTATAAGATTGAATTTAATGATCCAAATAGATTGAATACTCTTGAGTATGATTTTGAAGAATTCAATTACAATATTATCACTCCCGGATTAGGAAACTTTGCTGATAGTCTTGTAAATGAGATTTGGCCTTTCTTGCGAATACTTTGGAGAACCAAAGGTGGATACAAACTTAATCTAAAGTTTAAAAAAGAATGGGAATATGAAGAGTGGGGTAATAGAAATGCAGCGCCACTTGATGCAAACTATGATTTTGAAATAGACGACGAAGGCAATTGGACTGCTGATTTTTGGTGGGATTACCAACAAGATCCATACGACACTTGGGATGACAAATATTGGATCGAAGATGGTAGAGAAAAAATGAGTGTTGATCCTTGGAGCCCAGTATGGGCTATTATGGACTTTACTAGAGACAACGGCAATGCTGTCATACGTGCCAGAAAACTTGCTTGGAAAGGTGATACAGATAAAAAAGGTAAAGACCCTTACAATGCATTTGATAATGATGTATTTAGACAGCATCAAAAAGAATTTTTTAGATTTAGAGATACAGATCTAAGTTTTAAATATGCGTGGCAAGGAAAAGGACATTGGAATGTCTGATACATATTGTGTCTATCCATTTATAAACATACACACAAACACAGACGGTAGATGTAAATTATGCTGTCACGTTTATAGTGAAGATTATATACAAGTAGATGGCAAGGATGCAGTGCTTGGTAAAACAGATTGGTATAATATTTGGAACAGCAAGTATATGTTTGATGTAAGAGCAAATATGTATGCTGGTAAGCCTGTTAAAGAGTGCAATCGTTGCTACGAACACGAAGCCAAAGGATTACAAAGCAGTAGACAATGGGCAAATGAAAACTATAAAATGCCCGACCACGGCAACCCTACACACTTAGAACTTAGGCTCGGTAACAAATGTAATTTAAAATGCAATAGTTGCTGGAGTGTAAGCAGTAGTCAAATATACAAAGAACGTAAAAAAATATTAGCAAACGAAACTGTACCAAAGTGGCTGGACGATCAATGGCAACACGAAATAAAAAGTGTAGAAGCATTTGATTGGCAATGGTACGAAACACAGGAGTTCCGTGACTTTGTAGATCAAGTTGCACCTACGCTAGAACGTTTGTATATGACTGGTGGTGAGCCCACTATGATTGATGCTAACCAATATGTATTAGATAAACTTGTAGAAGTAGGAAATAATAAATGTCACGTAGCCTGGACAACAAATATGACTACTTGGCCAGAAGGCTTTTATGACAAATTAGAGTTTTTCGATTCAAGCGAAGTACAGATGAGCATAGATGGCTATGGTGATCACAATATGTATATACGCTACCCAACTGATTGGAAAAAAGTAGAAGAGAATTTTACAAAAGCAATGACACTGCCTGAAAAAGTACAACTTAAAATTTACTTTGTATATCAAGCGTGGAATGTTTTTGATGTTGATAGACTTGTACGTTGGCTAGAAGAACGACAAACAAGACGTGTAGACTTTGTGCCTATTTTCCTTGAGCATCCTGATCAATTGCACAGTTGCGTTTGGCCAACTGAAATCAAGCACAAGATTATAGGCAAGTTGTTTACATTGGAAACCACTCTGCACAAAGATCCTGTTCAAAGAATCATTAACTACACACAGAACACCCATAAATATTCTGAAGAAAACATTACACGTATGAAACAATTTATTGCAATCAATGACAAGTATAGACAATACAAGTTTGCAGATATTTTTCCTACACTAAATTATATATTGGAAGATGTATGCAAGACATAAAAGCTATTATACCTGCTAAAGATAAATGGGTAAGTTTAGTATGGCAAGTCAACGACTGGTGCAACTTTCGTTGTACTTATTGTAGTGAATGGAACTGGGCCGGTCGTAACAAAAATGAAGACGATATTGATTTAATTGTGGAAACACTTGAACGTATTATGCTTCATTACAAAGACAAAGGTTATAGATATTTTAAACTATACCTAAGTGGAGGTGAGCCTACATTTTGGAAAGGTATTATTCCTGTTGTAGAAAAATTTAGAGAAATAGCAGAATGGCCCGGTAGTTGTGTGGGAATAAACACAAATTTTAGCAGACCAGTAAGTTGGTGGGAAAAGCATCATCATCTTTTTGAAGATGTTGTTGCAAGTTATCACGCAGAATGGACCAAAGAAGAAAAATATTTGCAGTCATATAAATTTTTACAAGACAAAAAAAATTATCTTTGTAGTAGAATAATGATGCATCATAAACATTTCCAACAATGCATTGACTTTGGCGATAAAATAAAAGATACTTGTGATAATTATATGATAGAATATGCGCCTGTGTATGACGAATTACGTCCTAGCACTGACCCGTATTTCTACGAAGAACAATGGCAAATGGATTTCTTTAAAACAAATAGTAGTGCAAGGCAACAAGTTATACCTATACACAAAGAACCAAATTATGCTTGGGCAAAGGTGCATTACGCAGATGATACAGTAGAAGCAATTGATACGAATTTGATTATTACAGAAGGTAAAAACTTCTTTAAAGGATGGACTTGTAATATACACGAAAGTTTACACATACATCCTAATGGCAGAATACAACAAGCAAGTTGCGGTGTTGGTCCTATAGTAGGCAATATTGTACAAGGTAAATTTGATATTAAACTAAGTGAAGGTATAATTTGTCCAAAAACACATTGTCATTGTGCAGCAGATTTTAACATAAGTAAAGCGAGGCCTGAAAATGTCAACCTCATCGCCTGATACATTTTGCTATCACGCTATGCAAAGTTTTAGCACTCATCCTCACGGACGTAGTAGACCTTGTTGTTTTAGTAGACAAGAAACAAGAAAGTTTATGCCTGGTATAAACTTCCAAGATACTCCAGAATACAACGATAAGGTAAACGCAGCTGAAAATATAAGCGAGTTTATAAATGATCCTGAAATAATGAAAATAAGAGAAGAATTATTAAAAGGAGAGCAACCAAAGGGTTGTGCTGATTGTTTTAAATTAGAAAACGATGGCATACGTAGTTTTAGACAGACTTCAAACGAAATATACGAAGAGCATATAGATAAAAGTTTAAAAAACGTAAGTGAAGATGGGTTTTTAGATCCACAAGCAATTACATATCTAGATATAAGTTTAGGTAATGTATGCAATCTTAAATGTCGTAGTTGTAATCCTTGGGCTAGTCACAGATGGATTGAAGAAGGTCCTACAGTTCCACACACAGATTGGGACGAAACTGCATATAAAATCGGAAAACTTAGTAGTACAGATCCTTGGTTTATAAAAGCATTTGCTGAAGATTTCTTTGATGATGTTCTGCCAAATGTAAAAATTATTAATTTTATCGGTGGCGAGCCTTTGGTTGTAGACGAACACTATACTTGGTTAGAACACATTATCGAAAAAGGATGGAGTCAGAACATTGAACTACATTATAATACTAATGGTACAACCATTCCAGATAGACTTTTAGATATTTGGGATAAATTTAGAGGAGTTGTGTTAAGTTTAAGTATTGATGCTACAGATGACTTGGCTTATTATGTAAGATTTCCTAGCAAATGGAAAATTATAAAACGTAACATAGAAAAACTGAAAAAGTTTAGTAAAACACGCACAGGTGTAATCGTACATACACACGTTACAATTAGTGTTATGAATTTGCACGACTTGCCTAATGTTTTAAATTGGTGTAAAGAAAACTACGATACGTGGCATTACACTTGGGATTGGGGCAATCACGGATATCAAAATTGTTTACCTCATTTTAACATTGTTGAATATCCACGTAATCAACATATTAGAAATTTACCAGAAGAACGTAAAAAACTTATGA